CTCCTCCGCTACCACCTCAAGAGCCACACCGGCACGGCGATATCGTCCGGATGGCGCGATCGGGGCTCCGGTCAAAGCCGCAAGCCTTCCCCTGATTTCGACGATGGGCGCCTCGTAGCGAGCGCCAGGTGTGATGACGACGCTGTCGACGAGCGCGCGGAACGCCGCGATGACGTCCTGATCCTCGTCTTCGATGGCGTCGCGAAGGACAGTCGACAGCGACTGGACGGCCTTCCGGTAGGCCTCGACGGCCTCGGGGTGGAGCTCGACAATCGTCAGCTCTCGCATGGCTACGTCGAGGCGCTCCTCGAGCACCGCCTTCTCCTGCCGAAGCTGTGCCATTTGGCCGCGGGCCTCTTCCGTCGTCAGGATGCCCGCGCCGATCGAGGAGACGATCCGGTCCATGGCGGCCGTCACCTCGGCGAGCCGCCGCTCGACGGCGGTGCGTTCCCGGGTTGCCGCGGCCGCTTCGGCACGGCGCCGCTCGCGGTACTCCTGCACATACTGGGCGAGGCGCTGCGGATCCGATAGTTGGACGCGCAGGCCTTCGATCACGGTTTCTTCGATCGCGTCGAGAAAGACCTTCTTCGTGTTCTGGCACGTGCCGCTCTCGCGGGCGCGCGAGCAGGCGATGCGCTGACGGCCGCGTGCCTTGCTGGCGATCGACATGCCGCCGCCGCAGTGACCGCAGCGGATGAGGCCCGACAGGAGACGCTTGGTGCGGACGAGGGTGCGCCCCGCGCCGCGCGAGCGGCCGTGCTTGCGGTCCTGCGCCGCCTCCCACAGGTCCTGCGGCACGATCCGCAGATGGGGCGCGTCGACCGACTGCCACTCGCTTTCCGGCCGTGGGCGAGGCACCCGGCGGCCCGTATCCGGGTCGCGCACCATGACGGTGCGGTTCCAGACGATCCGGCCGGCGAAGAGCGGGTTGAGGATCATCCCGTGCCCGCGTGCCAGGTTGCCGTTGATCGTGCTCGCGTTCCACTTCGCGCCGCGCGGCGGGGCGACGCCCTCCCGATTGAGGCGGTGGGCTATGTCGCGCGGGGACATGCCGCCGACGTAATCCTCAAAGATGCGGAGCACCACGGCCGCCTCGTCCGGCACGATCTCGAGCTCGCCCGGCTTGCCGAGCACGGGCCGGTAGCCGTAGCTGCGGCCGCCGGCAGAGCGGCCGGACCTGACCACGCCGGCCATGCCTCGGCGCACCTTCTCGGCGCCGTCCTCTCGGTAGAGCTGCCCGACAAGTCCGCGCAGGCCGACGAGCATCGTCGAGGCCTCGCCGTCGTTGACGGCGATGAGGCGGATGCCGGCGAAGCGGAGCCGCTTGTGGATCGCGGCCATGTCCTCCATGTCGCGGCTGACACGGTCGAGGGCTTCCACAACGACGACGTCGAAGTCGCGGCGCTCGGCGCGCGCCATCAGGTCGAGGAGGCCCTCGCGGCCGAAGATGGTGCCGCCGGACTTCGCGCGGTCTGCATACTCCGCCACGACAGCGAAGCCGTTCCGCGCCGCGAAGTCGCGGCACAGGGCGAGCTGGTCGTTAACGGACCGTTCGTTCTGATGGGCGGTCGAAAACCGGGCGTACAACGCCGCGCGCTGTTTCATCTGGCATGTCCTCCGGCGCCGACCTTACAGCTTGCCTCCGCGCGGCGGCAACGGCATCGAGCCGCGCTTGCCGGCGGGCAAGGGCCCGCACGAGGGCTCCGATGGGATCGTCGGACAGGCGCTCATGCATGCCGGGGGCTCCGGCATGCGGCGCTGGCACATCCGGCGTGCGCCCGTACTAGCGGAGAACGACCTCGACCATGCCGCGCAGGCCTGCCCAGATGAGCGGCACGGCGACGGGAGCTATGACGAGAAGAGCGGCGATCGCCAGGCAGGCCTTGGCGATAGTGCCCATGGTCAAGCTGGCACGGTTCTGTTGCATGGTGCGCCCCCTCCTGGCGTGCGCGGCCAGCATAACCGCAAAGGCGGTCATCTGCCAAAATCGCACGGAAGGGGCACGGGACGCTCACAGCGCTCCCCGCAGCTTGAGGTGGTGGCGGGCGTTGGCCTTGACGTTGCGGTCCAGCTCGCTCTTGTCGACGATCCACCGAAGATATCCGGTGTCGGCCGCCTCCCACGGCTGGCCCTTGTACCGGTTGCCGAACGTGATCTTCGGCAGAAGAGCGGCGCCGCGCGACCACCGCACCATCGTGTCGATGTCGGGCGCGCCCGGCTCTTCGAGGATCCGTGCCATGAGCACGGCCCCGACATAGGCGTCTGGCCCGGCGCGGTGCGCGGGGAGCCCGAGGGCCGGGTCGATGTCCAGGCCGAGCCAGTAGCGCAGGACCTGCAGGCCGTGGCCCGGCGCGTCCGGCCAGACGCGCAGCGCGACCTTGTACGTGCAGATGAAGGGCACCTCGCCGCCGCCGAAGAACGAGTTCTCGAAGTCGGCGTTGTGCGCGACGAAAAAGGCGGGCGGCCCCACCATGAGGCGCATGAACGCCTCGGTCGGGCTCGGGGCGTCCGCGACGTCCGCATCGCCAATGTGATGGACGGCGCGCGCTTCCGGCGGCATCGGCCGGCCGGGGTTGCACAGCATGGAAGCGCCGCCGCCCATGAACGCCTGCACGGCACCGGGGATGGGATCCCCGAAGACGACCTCAAGGTCTTGCCAGCCGACCTCGCAGACGGCGTGACGCTCGTCTTCCTTGTTCTCGCCGGTCGTCTCGAAATCGATGCAGCGGAGGAGCATTAGAGGGCCCTCCCGCGCTCGATGGTCTCGTCGAGCTGCTGGCTGCTGATCTGATCGAGCGTCGCGACGAGCTCGCACGCCTTCGCCGGAACCGACACCGGGCAGAGCCCGTCGAGCTCGATCCAGAGGTAGGCGTCATGAGAAGCGAGGACGGTTCCCTCGTTCCCATCGTATCGGACGCGCTCTCCCTTCTTGAAGTGCCGCCGCTCGATCGAGACAATGGCGGCCATGCTCGCGTAGGTGCTCGACGCCCCAGCGATGTCAAGGTGAACGGCATTTTCACCCGGCCGGCGGTCGTACCGCATCTTTGCGCGCACCAGCACGATATCGCCGGTCCGAAGGGTCGTGTCGTCGGGCAGCCCCATCGCTCCCTCCTCGTCTCGAATGATCGTCATTTCGCGCAGACCTCCCGCAGGGCCTCGTCGCGCGCTCGGTTCAGCGCGGCCATGGCTTCGTGCGAACCTCCCGGCCTGTCGGGATGCGCCGCCTGCGCCGCCAGGCGATAGGCGCCCTCGATGCGCTCTTTCGTGATCGTGTCGGGCTTGTCCGCGCTGAAGCCGAGCACCTCCCGCCAGCCGCGCGGTGCCGGCAGCGCGACGAAGGAGCGGAACGTCTGGCGCACGATCTCCAGGCCGCCGTAGCGCAACTCGGTGCGCCGGGCCTCAATGATGTGGTGGATGGCCTGGACGTTCGATGCGACGTCCGGGAAGCGATCGACGGCGAATGCGACCCACTCGCCGTCCATGGTGAACCAGACGGCCGCGCCCGGGTCGCGGGGGTTGTCGTTCATCAGGTCGACGTTCGTCGACAGCACGACGTGCTCGATCCGGATGCCGGCATCCTTCTGGAAGCCGCGAAGGCTCGCCTTCACGTTGTCGACGGCCTTGCCGAAGCCGGTCCGGAACGGACTGCGGACGCGCCTGTTGGCGGGCAGGCGGGTGCGGTTGTCGGGCCACTGCAGGGGATAGGGCGAGATCGTCGTCATAGGATCGTGCCTTGGGGTCTGAGGACGTCGGCGAGCATCCGGTGCATGCGCAGCGCCCACGCGTTTTCGAGGACTGCGATGTGTGCCCGGGCCGCGTCCGTGGAGAGGTCGGCCGGCTCCACGCCGGCGTGGCGCTCGCCGGCGGCGATCTCGGCGATACGGCCCTGGTTGCAGCCGAGAAGGCTGGCGATGTCGTGCTGCGCCCAGTTGCGGGCGAGCAGCGCGCGAACGAGCGCCGCATCGCCGTCGGTCAATGTGCGCGAGCGCGGCCGCATCTCAGCCGATCTCCGCGATAGGGCAGTCGTCGGCATCGATGTCGAAGGCCCGTTCCGCCGTGATGGCGACCGCGACCTTGAACGCGGCGTCCCGATCGGCCGTGCTCATGTCGACGTCGTGCTCGATGTGATGCCTGAGGGCCGCCGCGCAGGCCCCGAGCATCATCGTGTTCGCGGCGATCTGGCGCCGATCCGGATCCTGAAGCGGCACGGCAGAGAGGATGGCCGGCGCGTGCCGGCGCATGATCTCGAGCACGTCGGCGGCGAGCGCTGCATTGGCGCGGTGGTCGGGGCGCAACGGCCCCGCCGGCGAGAGGGAGATGGGAAGGCGGAACGGCATATTACCGGCCCTCCTTCTCGCTGGCGGCGAGCATCGCGTCAGCGACGGCGAAGGACTTTTCCGCGACCTCGCTGATCGTCACCGGCCAGGTGCTGCCCGTCCCGTCGTTGTGCCGCACCGCGCTGGCGAAAACGGCGGGTAAGACCTGCCCGGCGAACCAGTCGCGTCGCGACATGCCGCCTGACGCAGAGGTGAATGGCTCAATGAGATCGCCGTGACCGTCGCGTTCGCCCGAGACCACATCGAATTGCGGGAACGCCGGCCCTCCGTCGTAGCGGGCGCTCATGACGCACCGCCTTCCTGCGCCGTTTCCTCGTCGTAGCCGGCGCGCCACTCGTCCGCCTCGGCCTCGCGGCCGGGCTGCCGGTACTCGCCCGGGAGGGCGCGACGGTTCATCCCGTCGCGCTTCGCTTCCCGGCCGCGGTCGCGGGCCGCGGCGAGGGCTTCTCTGGTGGGGAAAAGGTCGGGGGCCGGCGCGTCGCCGGGTTTGGAGGACACGCCTTCCGCACCGGCCCCCTGGTCCGCCGCAGGGGCGGACGTCTCTTGCGTCTCCTCGTCGAAAGACGCCTGTTCCGAAAACTGCTCGGCCTCGGCCGCCGAGCCCTCGATCACCGGCCCTCGCTTCTCCGCGAGGCTGTCGAGGGCCCTCTTGAGCCCGGGGCGCGGCGCAGGCGGCGCAGCGCGGCCGTCGTCGATCTGGTACCCCGCATCCTGCAGCTCGTCCACCGCATAGACGCCGAGGATCACATCCGGGAAGTGGCGGCGGCACCAGGCGCGGATGCTGTAATACCAGTGCTGCTGATCCGGATCGTTCTTCCAGAGCGGTGAGTTCTTCGGCTGGATCTTGTCGAACTCGGGCGACGTGTACTCGACGATCTCGCCGGAGCCGTCGGACAGTTCGGCCCAGACGCGGAGCTTTCGCTTCCCGCCATCGCCGATGAATTCCATCTTCGGCCGGCCCTTGATCGGGGCCCGCCGCAGGATCACGGCGTGGATGAGCTGCGCCTCATAGGCGATCTGATCGTTGACGAGATAGCTCTTGTTCGCCACCGCGTAGGGCGACATGCGCCATTCAATGGCCTGGATCGTGACCGCGACGCAGGCTCCGGGGTTTCCGCGCAGGTGCTTGCGGACGCCGATCTGCGACACCGCCATGAGCTTACCGAACTCCATGACCTGGGCCATGCTGGCGAAGGCGATGCCGCCGGCACCGTCGGAGATCGCCAGCTCCCGCGACGTCTGCCCGTCGATGCGGCTGGCGATGCGATGCTCGGTCTCGGTCGTGACAAGAGGGTTCTCGGCCATCTTCTTCTCCTGAAAGTCTGGATTGGGGCCCGGCGTCACCCCGGGGGAGGCGAAAGGCACGCCGGGCCCCGTCACCGCTGGGGGCAGCGGATCAGCGGATGTTCTTGTCGATGAGGTCGGAGAGCTCGCCCTCGGCGGACCGAAGATCGTTGCCGCTCACAGCTTTTCGACCCTCGCCATCTCGGATTTCAGCAGGGCGTTGAAATCGCGTAGAGCCTCAAGATGCGGCGGCCAGCGCTCCGGGTTGTGCGGAAGGGCGGCTCTGACGCCGTTGGCCCAAATGAGCAGCGTCTGAATTGCGCGGGCGAGCTCTTGGGCTTCCTCATATGAGGTATCCAACCGGACAGTCCGTTTCGCGACTGGGAAGCAGCGGGCTCGCCGCACCTCTTCGTCGGCGCGCTCCGCCGGCGACATCATCCGGTAGTGCGCGCTGCGGATTTTGGGGTGCGTTAGACCGACGACCTGCCCGAGCATCTCGTCCCAGGTGAGGTCGCCGCTTTCGCGGTCACCCTGGCGGACGGTGAAGCCGTCTTCCTGGCGGATCTCGATCGGTTCGAGGGTGGGAGGCTTTTCCATAGGGGTCGATCTCCTCGGAGGAGGCGGCGGGGACGGATCAGCGGAACGAGGCCTTCACGTCCTCGAAGATGCGGACGCCGGCGAGCGGCACGGCGTCCTTGTTGACGCGCACGAAGGAGCGGATGGCCTTCTCGACGTCGGCGCGCACCAGGTACGGCCGCAGCTCATTGAGCGGGATGGCGCTGTAATCCGTGATCTCGAAGGCCCACTCGCTTCGTGCGGTGGCGAGCGTGCCTGAGGAGGTCCGCGTCCGGGTCATCTCGGCCGGCGTCGCCTGCGCCGCGGCTTCGGCCGTCGCGGCGCGCTCGGCCGCCGCTTCCGCCTTCGCCTCATGCTTCTCGGCGGCCGTCGGACGGTTCCGCTCGGCTTCGGCCTCGGCAATCTTGCGCTGGCGCTCTTCCTCCTCGCGCGCCTTCCGGGCCTCTTCCTCCCGCCGGCGGCGCTCCTCTTCGCGCTTCCGGCGGACATACTCGTTGGCGATGCCCTGGAAGACCTTCTGGATGCGCTCGAGGCGGTCGGTAAATGCGCCGAAGAACGCATCCACCTCGCGGCCGGCCTGCAGATGCGGCGCCTTCTCCGCAGTCCGGATGCTCTCGACCCGGCGCGCTAGGGTGCCGGCGTCCTTCACCAGCGTCCCGACTGCGTCGAGGTCGTCCTCGCTCTTGATCTCGCGCGGCGCCTTGTTGGCGCGCTCGGCGATGGTCTCGACGTCGCCGGCAAGACCGGCATGGTTCTCGGCGAGGATGTCCCGCAGCGGCGGCGGCTGGTTGTGCCCGAGGCCGGGCGCATCGGCGGTCGACATGATCAGAACCTCTCGGGGATGGACGCCGCCGAGGCGGCAGGGGCCGGCCGGAGCGATCCGGCGGCGATCTTCACGGAGCGATAGGTGGACGGCTGGACCGAGTAGCCGCTCCGACGGATCGTCTTGGCGGTGATGACCGTGCCGTCGGCGAGGCGGCCGCGTGTCGCCGTGCCGAGCTTGGCGATGATCTCGGCATCGATCGCCCGGCGCTCCTTCTCCGCGTCACGGCCGGCGCTCTCGATGTCCTTGAGCTCGGCGCGGCGAACCAGCGCCTCCGGCAAGCGATTGTCGCCCGACAGGTCGACCTCGGTGCCGTCGTCCTGGTCGTAGAGCCGTGCGATGACGGCCGCGTCGCGGTCATACTCGGGCTCCGGCGGCGTGCCGGCGGCGACCAGCTCCCAGAACCGGGCGACCTCTTCGCGGACGCGGGCGACGATGCCGTCGTGGATCGGGACCGGTACCTCGTGCAGGTCGAGCCCGTGCCCAACGACGAGGGCCGCAACCATCGCCCAGTCGGCGCCGGAAAGGTGCGCCTCGACGATCGCCTGCACCGCGATCCAGAGCGGCGGCCGCAACTCGCCGGTATCAGGATCGCGCCACTTCTGCCGAAAGATGCTTGGCTCGACGCTCTTGATCTGGACGATGCCGCGGCCGTCCGCGTTTGTCGCATAGGCGTCCGGGGTCGCGCCGAGGCGAGCATCGGGGTCACGCAGGTAGACGCACGGCTGCACGACGGTCCACTCGGGATGCTTCTCCTGCAGAAGTTGCAGGGCCACCGGCTCAAGGAGCCGCCCGCGCAGCATCGGCGGAGCCTCGTCCGGATCCTCGGCGATCTGGCCCGTCTTGAGCATGTAGAGGCCGAATGCGGTCTGGTAGTCGTGGACCTCGCGGCCGAGGAGGCAGGCCGCAACCGAGGCGGTTACATCCGCCTCGCGGAGTTTGAGCCAGGAGGCGCGGTCGGTGACTTTGTGGGTCTCGATCGGCATCAGCGCCCCCCTCAGTCCCGCTTGGCCGGCGGCGTCGCGGGGCGCTGCGCCTCGCTCATCGCGGCCATGCGCTGGGTTGCGACCTCGGGGGAGACGGTGGCCGGGAAGTTTTCGCCGCCGTCCTTGGTGAGGTGGTAGGCGGCGAGGGCGCGGCGCATGACGTCGAACAGCTTCAGTTCGGACGGGCCTGGCGTGCCATGTCCGTTCTCGAGACGGCCGATCTCGCAGGCCGTGGCGAAGATCTGCGCCTCCTGGGTGGCGCGGAGCGTCTCCCGTGCCTCGCCCTTGCTGGCGCGTTCGATTGCTGTCGAGATCGACATGTCAGGCCCTTTCGGTTGGGTGGAGCGCGTCGAAGGCGCGGGTCTTTGCGGAGTGCCAGTCGCAGACGATCTCGGACGGGCGGATGCCGCGGGCTACGAGCGCCTCGATGCAGGCCTCGTCGTCGGCGAGATCGCAGCCGCTCTCCACGAGGATCTCGGCGATCATCTGCTCGCTGTAGCCGCTCTCGCCGGGCGGGATCGGCTCGATGCAGAGGCGATAGGTTCGGGCGATGGGAGAGCCGTACACGACGGCCTCGGCAGGATCGGCGAAAGGCTTCGCGGCGCGCGGGTTGTGCGTCGTCACGACGCCGCCGGGCTCAATGGCGCGGAGGAAGCAGGGGCGGGAGTAAAGGCCGGACGGCCCCGGACCCGAGAGGATCTTCAGACGGAACATGTAATCGATCCGGATTGGTAGGGGGCGCGACCGGCGCGCCCCCGGGTTCGGTCAGGCCGAGACCTTGTCGAGCAGCTTTCCGGCGACGCTCTCGAACTCGACGCGATCGTCGGTATGCGGGATGGTCTGGGCGACGCGCGTGATGCCCTGGGCGACGTCCCATGCCGTTCGGATCGGCCGGCCCTCGTGCTGTTCGACGCTCTCGAAGACCTCGACGGCCCGCTTGCGGGAGAGGCCGCGCCCGGCGAGGAATTCCAGCGCCTCGTCCTTGTCGGAGGCGATCTTCGCGGCCTTGGCCTTTTCGACGCCCTCGATCAGGAGCCGGGACGAGCCTTCGGCGAAGGACTGCAGCGCCGGCCGGGCCTCCTCGACGAAGCGCGCCGGGGCGTACTTGCTGTGGCGCATCGAGACTTCCTGAAAGCCCTCGACGCCCCACATGATGCGGTTGCAGCAGATCGCCCGAAGGTAGAAGGCCGCGATCTTGAGGCTCGACTTCCCGACCTCGGAATTGGTGACGTAGAAGCCGCGGAACATCAGGTCGTCGTCGCCATTCGGCAGCTTTCCGACGCTGATGGGATTGCGGTCGTCGACGAGGAAGATGAACACGTCCCGGTCGCTCGCGTAGAGCGTCGTGGTGTCCTTCGTGACCGGGTGCTCCGGGTCGTAGATCATGGTGCGCCAGTCCATGACGCCGGGCACCTTCCACCGTGCATCGCCGTTGCCGTTGCCTGCGATCTGCTGGACCGCGGCGACGACGTCGTGATCGAAGATGCGGCCATAGTCCGGGCCGGTGGCGGCGCGCAGGTCGAGCCGATCGCGGCCGTAGAGCTTGATCGTCTCGACGTCGCGCCCGTAGCGCATGCCGTAGGACAGCGCGTCCGCTGCGATCTGCGATGGCAATTTGCGGAGGTAGCCGGCCGGGGCTCCGGCGAGGCCGGCGAGCTGCCCGAAGCTCCAATGCGTCGGCGCGACCTCGCGGCCGCCGCGCAGGCCGACCGTCATCCGGTGCGTGTCCTCAAGCGACTTCGGATCCGGTGCGATGAACTCGATGCCGCGCGTCTCGATCCGCTCCTCGAAGGTCACGTCACTGCGGGCCTTCACGGCGGCATACAGCGCGTCGAGCGACAGAAAGCGCTCATCGGACGGGCGGGAGATCCACTGGCGTGAGAGATCGCCGCGGCTCTCGCCGCCGCCGATATTGGCGACCTTGAACTTCGTGGAAGCTGGCGGGGCTGAAATCGTGTTGGTCAGGTGCATCGCGTGTCCTCCATGGCTTAGCGATGCGGTAACCATATGCGGTAAGGTTAACCGCTGTAAAGAGGGAAATGCGGTTTTTCTCACCGCATTCATTTTTCAGCGGTTCGGTTGGGTCCACAAAAAACCGCGCGGCGGGCCTCGCGCGCGCGGCCGGGAGATCGACGTTGCTCCAGGTCTAGGCGGCGCTCTTCAAGCGTCCGCCTAGATGAACCGTTGTACCTGGAAGGGGGAGGTATCCATTACGAGGAACGTTATAGAGGGAGGCCGCGCGCGCGTGATGCGCGAAGGCGCGCGCGATAGCGCGCTTCGCGTCAGCGTCAAGAGCGGAAATATGCGACGGCAGCAGCTACCACGCCGACGATGCGGGAGTTGTCCGAAGCGTCAGAGCCACGCGGGACCGTGATCTCCGGATGACCCGAGACGAGGCTTTCGAGCTTCACGGCGTCGCCCGCTACGGCGACACGGCGGATCGTCAGCTCGCGCTCTTCATCATCGCGCTCGCGCTGCAAGACGACCAGGTCTCCCGACACGAGATCGCCGTGCTTCTCCCGATACGGTCCCAAGGCAAGCGCGATCGCAAACATCCCGTCCCGCAATAGGTAGCGCTGCTCGAAATGTCCTCGGATCTCGTATCCGGACTGGGGTAGGTCCGCAAAGGATGGGATCTGTGGCAGGGTAGGGCCTGGCGCGGATCCTCCTGATGAACGCCAGACACCGGGCTCGACCGTTCCGGCGAGTGCAACGGGAAGTCCGCCTCGAGGAACGGCTACCGGTCGCGGGGCGTCCAACATCTTGGGGTCGCCCCCGCCGGTCAGCAGCCAGTCGACGTTCGTTCTGAGGACGGATGCAAGCGCTTCGAGTGTTTCGACGCGCGGTGCGCCCCTTCGTCCTGCCTCGGCGGCCCGAAATATATTCCGGATCATGTCCGGTGATCCGCCAGCAGCGATGCTCGCTTCTCTTGCGGACATGCTCAGCTCTTCGAGCCGTTGCCTGATCCGATCGGCCAAGTCTCTTACGCCATAACTCATCTCGTGCCCTCCAAACCCGAGAACCGCGTCTAGAAAATACCGCGGTTTTCGTAACCGCGCCAGCAGATGCGAAAGGCGGTTGATTTCACCGCGCGGTTAAGGTTACCGTATCGTTGATTTGGAGGATCGAGGTACCCCAGACATGACGCTGTTTCGGATGCGGGCCCACGCGCTCGCCGAGGCCTATCGGGCTGTGAAGGGCAACACGCGCGCGCCCGCCGCCATCGTGCTCGGCCGGTGGGACAAGGTCGACGGCTATCTCGTCGGCCGGAACGACATGCGGTGCGCCAAGTGGGCGACGCTGGTCGAGTTCTTCGCCGAAAACTGGCCCGAGGGGGCGAAATGGCCGAGCGACGTGCCGCACCCGGCGTCGGCGATAAGCTGGCGGCCGGTTGAGATGCTCGAACTCGTCGTGCCCGCGTACTGCCGGGCGCAGAACGAAGCCCTCGCCAGCGTCTCGGGCAAGGCGCTTTCCGATGGAACGCGTCTCGGCAAGTTCCTCGGCGGTGTGCAGGACATGTACACCGACAGCGCTGCGACGGCGCTGGCATTCTGCGCCAAGCACTGGCCCGAGGGCGCCGCCGAGCAGTGGCCGGCCGAGGTGCCGTTCCCGACAGACCTTTCCAACGTCCCGCCGAACGCGCGCCGGCCGCGCGGCGGTGCTGCAGCTATTGCCGGGTGAGGAGCCGATCATGGCGAAGAAGGTGAAGGGGGGATCGAACACGTTCGATCCGGAGCTGCTCAAGCGCTTCGACAAGGAGATGACGAAGCACGAGGACGAGGTTGCGTCGAAGCTCGGCGAGTTCCGGGCCTTCAAGAAGGGGCGCGATCAGATGATTGCGGATCTTCTCGACCGCGCCAAGGACGCCGGCATCCCGAAGGATCTGTTCAAGAAGCTGCGCAAGGAGCGCAAGCACCTCGCGAATGCCCGCGCGATCCGCGCCGGCCTCGATGGCGAAGAGGGCGAGACCTACGACATGCTCAAGGATGCGCTGGGCGGGCTCGCCGAAACGCCGCTCGGCCAGGCGGCTATGTCTGCCGCCGAGAAGCCGAAGGGCAACGGCGCCGAGATCCTCTCCGGTCTCAAGCAGCTCTAGTAGGACCTGCGACCTCCTCAAGGAATTGGTTCCCCGGCGGATGCTTCGATGTTGCTGCCCGCCGGAACCGGGCGGCAACTGTGGGAGTGCAACACGATGCAGGGCAAGAAGATCGCCGCGTTGGACATCGCGACGACGACTGGTTGGTCAGTGGCATATCCAGGCACCCGGCCCCTCATGGGAGCAATCCGTTTCTGCCCGCCGGGGGCGTCGCACGAGGAAATCGGTGCCGCAGCCATCGGCTGGGCATCGGACTTCTTCGCGGTGCACCAGCCGGACATCCTCGTCTTCGAGGCACCTCTTCCGTCATCGCACATGCGAGGGCGCACGAATGCGAATACCGCCCGCGTCCTGATGGGCCTTGTGATGGTCATCCCGGCCGTTGCGAAGCTCCGCCAGGTCCCGATCATTCGCGAAGCGGACGTGCAGGATGTGCGGGGGCATTTCATTGGCACGCGACGGATGAAATCGGCGGAGGCGAAGGCGGCGACGATGCGGCGTGTCAAGCAACTCGGATGGGCTGATCCGGACGCTCCGCTCGACCACAACGCGGCCGATGCCGCGGCCGTGTGGGATTACGCCTGCGCCGTGCTTTTCCCGAAGGCGCATGCATCCGGTCAACCCCTCCTGAGAGAACAGGTCGCCTGATGCGGGCGCCGGCGGAAGCCGCCGAGACCGGCGACGACAACTCGGCTGGGGGCCGTCGGCCGGACAAGCCGACGTTGGCCGAGATGCGCGAGGTCTGTCTCGACGAGCGCTGCAGGACGGTGAGCATGCAACGGGCGCTCGTCGGCTGCGGCCTCCGCCTGGCGCCGGACGAAATGCAAATGCGGCGCGTCGCAGTGCTCGATGCGGTGATCGATCTCCTCGATCTCTTCGCTCAGCACCGCGACGTGATCCAGCAAGCAATCCGCGCCGCCAAGGCGCGCAGCAACGGCAGCCGCGGCGCCTAGCGGCGGCAATTACCAGATCCGCAGCCCCCGCGGGGCGAGGCAACATGAAGCGCGAAGACGACTACCGGCTCGCGGCCTACCTCATCAGAGAGGCGGCGCAGCAGCTCGACCTTGCAACAAACGCCATCGGTCGGCGCACGCAGGACCGCCGTGTGATCGAGCGGCGGGAACGCCTCATCATCGACCTCCTGCGGCGCACCGAGATCCCTGAAACACGAATAGCGAAGATGCTCGGCATGCACCGCAACAGCATCCAGCAGATCGAGCGGCGCCACTTTGCGCGCACCGGCGAACGGGTGAGGGCAGCGCATGTCCGGCTCTGACGATCTCGCCTTCGACGACTGGGTGTCGCGCGCCCGCGAGGTGCCGCTCGATCGCGCAGCAGATATGGTTGGCGCCAAGCTGCGCCGCAGCGGCCCCGAGATGATCGGCCCGTGCCCCGCCTGCGGCGGTACCGACCGGTTCTCGATCAACCCCAAGAAGCACGTCTGGAACTGCCGCGGCGCCCGCGGCGGCGACGACGCCATCGGCCTCGTGATGCACTGCCAGGACATCGAGTTCCTTCCGGCGTGCGAGCTCCTGACGGGCGAGGCGCCTCCCGGCCGGGACAGCCGGCCGCCGGATCCGGCCGTGGTTCGCGAACGCCGCGAAGAGCGGCGCGAGGCCGAGCGGCAGCGCGAGGAGGAGCTCCACGAAGAGCGCCGTCGCAAGATGAACGGGGCGGCGGACCTCTTCGAGAAGGCCGGGCCGTTCTTCGGCTCCCATGCCGAGGCCTACATGCGCCGGCGTCATCTCGTGCTGTCGTCGGAACAGGCCTGCGACCTGCGGTTCATGCCGTCGCTGCCTTACCTCGGCTTCACCGACAAGCACGCGGAGGAGCAGGAGAAGCTGGGCGAATATCCGGCGATGATCGCCGCGATCCGCAACGCCGCCGGCGAGATCATCGGCGTCCATCGGACCTATCTCGATCCGGTAGAGCCGAAGAAGCTCGTCCCCCCAGGCGACCGGACGCGCAACGCTGCGAAGAAGATGTACGGCAACGCCAACGGCATGATCCGCCTCGGTCCGATCATGCCCTACATGGCTGTCGGCGAAGGCATCGAGACCTCGCTCGCGTGGTGGCAGCTCGGGATCGGGCCGGAGGAATGCGGCGTGGCCGCCGCCGGCAGCCTCGGCAACCTGTCGGGCGCGTCGCTCGACACCATGCCCCATCCGAAGGTGCGGGGGCGGACCATCCAGAACGGCGTCCCGGATCCGCAACGCCCCGGCCTCGTCATGCCGGTCGGCGTCAAGGGCGTCATCCTGCTCGGCGACGGCGACAGCGAGCCGTTCGCAACGCGGGCGCATCTCCTGACGGGCGGACGGAAGTTCCAGGCTGCTGGGCTCGAGGTTCTGGTGACCATCGCGCCCGACGGCAAGGACTTCTCCGATCTCTATTCCGAGCAGCAGCGGGACGCAGCATGATGGACCTTCCGCCGCTCGTTGCCTTCGCGGACTGGGAGCCGGAGGCCGCCAGGTTCCTGACGCCGGAGTTCCGGAGCCGCTTCGGTGCCGTGTTCTGGGGCGACCTGGACAAGACCGGCGACGAATACGAGATGCTCGTCGACGGCATGGTGACGAAAGGCGAGCGGTCCCTCATCGTCGGGGCGAGCCAGACCGGCAAGTCGTTCTGGGCGATCACGCTCGGCATGGCCGTTGCCAGGGGCGTTCCGTTCTTCGGCCGGCGTGTCGAGCGCGGCCTCGTCATCTACATCGCCGCCGAGAGCGCGCGCGGCGTGCGCAAGCGGCTCAAAGCCTACCGGCAGTATCACGGCATTCCGGCCGACGAGGCGATCCCCTTCGTCGTGCTGACGAAGCCGGTCGACCTGTTCCGGAACGACGACGACATGGTTGCGCTGATCGACGAGGTCCGGGCCATCGCGGCCATGTTCGACCTGCCGCTCGCGCTCATCGTCATCGACACCCTGTCGGCCGTGGCGCCCGGCTGGAATGAGAACACGAGCGAGGATGTCAGCCGGCTCCTGCGCAGGGCGCAGCAGATGGTCCTGTCGACCGGCGGGGCCGTAACGATTGTCCACCACAAGAACAGCGTCGGCAATAAGCCGCGCGGGCACACCTCGATCTTCGCCGACGTCGAGAATGTCATCGACATCGACCACGTCGCGACCGAGGGGCACAAGGGGCAGCCGGGCCAAGTCGTGAAGGACGCGCAGGGGCGCAAGATCAAGCGCGCGCTCGTGACGAAGCAGAAGGACGGCGAGGACGGCCTCGAATGGCGCTTCGTGCTGCGGCAGGTCGAGATCGGCCGGAACAAGTATGACGAGCCAATCACATCCTGCATCGTCGAAGCGCCCGATATGGGCGCGCTGGAAGGCGTCGACGCGCGGTCGCCCGACCGCGGCCCCCGGTTGTCCGACCAGGCCGAGATGTTCCGCCGGGCGATCGAGGACGCGCTCGATAGCCACGGCATCATGCCGCCGGCGGGCGTCCCGCTGCCCAACTCGATCCGCGTCGTCGAGTACAAGCACGTTCGAGACCGCTTCGCCGCGACCTGGTTCGGCGATGAGGGAGACGAAGAGAAGCGGGCTGCAGCTGTCCGGCAGGCGCTGAAGCGTCACGGCGAGGCCCTGATGCGGCGCGGCATCATCGGCAAGGCAGGGAATTACGTCTGGCTCACCGGCAAACGCCTCGCCGGCGAACCGGCGCCGGAACCGATGGTGTCGGCGCCGGCCGTGCCCACCGCCTACGACGACGACCTGCCTTTCGTCTGACGCGGTTCAATTCACCGCATTTTTTGGTTGTCGTTCGTCTCCAGTGCGGTTAATCTAACCGCACAGTGTTTGGAGGACACGCCGATGTTGAAGACCTTCACCGCCATCGCCGCCTTCTACGACAGCGACCGTCGCGCCCGGATTGTGGTCGAAGCCGAGGATTTCGCCGACGCCTGCCGAAAGGCCGTCGACATGGTCGACAACGGCGAGGTTGAGACGCATGTCGAGACCTTCGACCCGACGGCCACGTTCATCTACGGCGTCGTTGAGGGCGACGCCGACCCGTGGGGCGGCGCCGCCAACGTGCCGGCTGAGTTCTCCGAAGCGGCCGCACTGGGGGGCTCCGAGCGCATTGAGAAACGGGGCGCTTCGAGAGCCGACAGCGCTAGCTCTGTGACGGACGCCCGCCTCTTCAACTGCTGCACGGGCCACGCCGAGCCGGACTGGTCGCGCTTCACGTCGCTGGAACTCGCCGGCTGCCGCGATCTCAACTCCACGGACGACCCGGCCGGCACGATGATTGCCGGCGGACAGTCCGCCGGGGCCGCCGAGTTCTTCACCGTGTACGGCCGCAAAGCCGACGGAGAGGCCGGGGCGATCACCGACATCGAGGACCCGCGCGACGCACTGGCCGTCGCGGCCGAGCTCGGCATGCGCTCCCGACTGCCGGTGACCGTGTCCGTTACGCTCGCCGGGGAGGGGGTGTGATGGAGCCGATCCGCACCCCACACGAGGCGACCCTCGACATCATCCGCGAAGTCGCGGAGCGCCACGGGGTTCCCGAGGCGCTTGTCCGTAGTCGTTGCAAGGACCGGAAGACGCTTGCCGCCAAGCGGGAGGCGATCCGCCGCGTCAAGGAAGAGCGCGGCCTTTCAAGCGTGAAGATCGGCGAGATCTTCCGCATCAATCACACCTCGGTCCTTTACGCGCTCGGCACGACAAAGCGCTCACAGGAGAAGGCAGCCCGAGCTGCCGCGGAGCGGGACAGGCGACGGCGTGAGCGATCTGAACGGTTGCCACCGCAACAGGATGTCGCGCCATGAGCAAGGAAGGGGCTTTCAATCCAGCGCGGACGATCAATCCGGGTCTGATTGAGCGTCGGCAAATCACCATCACGGTTTCGCGGATCATGTACGACCGCCTTGGAGAGATGGCCAAGGAGGCAGGGCTATCCCGCACAGCCTATGCCGAGCGGCTCTTCGAGGCGGCCTACACCGCGAGGTGCAAGGAAACCGGCGATCTGCAACTGGACAGGATGTGTGCCGCCGTCGCGCTGTTGTGGGCGAAGGACTGGAACACCGCGGAAATTGGGCTGGCCCTAAAGGTCGATGAGACGACCGTTCTGCGGATGCTCGAGACTTTCCGCAGGATGCGGGACGGAGCTGATGCGTAACGCCGCCAGATCAGCCCTTTCCGAGGCGCCCGTCTGCCCGGCGTGCCACCTCGTCTGCCGGCTCACGAACGGGCGCGAGGTCTATTCGCACCGCCCGGACCTGCACGACAAGCCGATCTGGCGGTGCGACGGCTGCGACGGTTACGTCGGCTGCCACCCCGGCACGACGCGGCCGCTTGGCACGCCGGCCGGTGCCGAGCTGCGCCGGGCCCGCATGCTGCTGCACGACCAGATGATCGATCCGCTCTGGATGACGGCGATCGAGGCCGGTGGCTACCAGCCCGAGGATCGCGCCGCGCGCGCGAAGATCGTCCGGGCGGCCCGAAACCGCGTGTACGCCTTCCTCGCCGAGAGGCTCGGCCTGTCGCGGGAGGAGACGCATACCGCGTTCTTCGACCTTGAGACCTGCCGGCGCGCCTGGCGCGCGCTGCAGGGCGTCACCTATCCCGAAATCCGCGCCTGGGCGCATCGCCGGAGGTCATCCTCGTGACCGTGGACCGCTATCGGCAGTTTCTCGAGACGAAGATCAAGATGGCGCCTCGCACCGGGTTCGAAGTCTCGGAAGACGAGATCAACCCGGCGCTGCAGCCGCACCAGAGGGATATCGTCCGCTGGGGTGTCGCCGGTGGGCGCCGCGCCTACTTCGCCCGCTTCGGCCTTGGCAAGACGGTGATGGAACTGGAAACGAGCCGGCTCATCCTTGAGCGCGCCGGCGGCCGCGGTCTCATCGTGATGCCGCAGGATGTGCGGATCGAGTTCCGCGAAGACGCCCGCAACATTCTGGGCTGGTCGACGGTGCCGGAGTTCATCCGGCGGATCGAGGATGCCGACGAGACGGGGCTCTACCTCACCAACTACGAGACGATCCGCGAAGGCAAACTTGACCCTGCCGAGTTCACGGTCGCATCGCTCGACGAGGCGGCGGTGCTGCGGAGCTATGGCTCGAAGACCTATCAGGAGTTCCTGCCGCTCTTCGAAGACGTTCGGTTCCGGTATGTCGCGACGGCGCTGCCTTCGCCCAACCGTTACAAGGAGCTGATCCACTACGCCGGCTTCCTCGGCATCATGGACACTGGGCAGGCCCTAACGCGCTTCTTCCAGCGCAACAGCACGAAGGCCGGCGATCTCACGCTCTATCCGCACAAGACGCGCGAGTTCTTTCTGTGGCTCAACAGCTGGGCGATCTTTCTGCAGCAGCCGTCGGACCTCGGCCATTCCGACGAGGGTTACATCCTGCCCGAGCTCATCGTCCGCTGGCATGAGGTCAAGGTCGATATCGCGGACGCTGGGGCCGACGATGACGGGCAGCTTCGACTGATGCGCGACGCGGCCGTTGGCCTTCAGGCGACGGCACGCGAGAAGCGCAACACGCTCTCCAGGCGCATCGAAAAGCTTGTCGAGATCCGCAGCGCTTCGCCGGCAGATCATTTCATCCTTTGGCACGATCTCGAGGATGAGCGTCGGGCCATCGAGGCTGCCTTGCCGCAGTCCCGAAGCGTCTACGGAACGCAGGATCCGGACGAGCGCGAGCAGACAATCGTTGGTTTCAAGGCCGGTGAGATCACCGACCTGGCCGCGAAGCCGGTTATGCTGGGCGCTGGCGGCAACCTGCAGCGCCACTGCCACCGCGCGATCTATGCCGGCATCGGCCACAAGTTCCATGACTTCCTGCAGTCGGTGCACCGGCTGCAGCGGTATGGGCAGCGGTATCCGGTCGAGATCGACCTGATCTATGCGGAGACCGAGCGCGAGGTGCGGCGCGACCTGGAACGGAAGTGGGCGCAAGATCGCGAACTCCGGGAGACCATGTCAGCTCTCATCAAGGAGCATGGCCTCGACAAGTTGTCCGGCTTTGATGTGCTGACGCGCTCCATCGGCATCGACCGGCAAGAAGCCGCCGGCGAGAACTGGCGCGTTGCCAACAATGACTGCGTCGATGAGACCCGGCGGATGGCGACCAATTCGGTCGACCTCGTCGTCACGTCCATCCCCTTCGGAACCCAGTACGAGTACTGCGCCAGTTACAACGACTTCGGCCACAACGATGACAATGCCGGCTTCTTCCGGCAGATGGACTTTCTGACGCCGGAGCTGCTGCGCGTGCTCAAGCCCGGCCGGGTCGCGTGCGTCCACGTCAAGGACAGGATCCAGTTCGGCAGCGTGACGGGGACGGGCCGGTACACCGTCGAGCCCTTCCATGCCGACACGATCGAGCACTTCCGGGCGCACGGCTTTCTCTACATGGGCATGCGCGTCATCACGACAGACGTTGTCCGGGAGAACAACCAGACGTACCGGCTCAGCTATGGCGAGATGCTGAAGGACGCGACGAAGATGGGGGCGGGCTCGCAAGAGTTCGTGCTCATGTTCTGCAAGCCGCAGTCGGACCGCTCCCGGGGATATGCAGATGATCCCGTGATCAAGACCGCCGAGGAATACGGTCTCGCGCGGTGGCAGATAGATGCGCACGGCTATTGGCAATCGTCCGGGAACCGCTTGCTGGCACCCGACGAGTGGAAGGCACTGGCCGGGCGCAAGGGTGGCATGCAGGCGATCATCGCGCACTGGCGCGAGGAGAACCTCGCTACGGTCTACGACTATGCACGTCACATCGAGGTTGCCGAGGCGCTCGCGTCCATCGATGCGCTTCCGAAGACCTACATGGCGGTGCCGCCCCACAGCGCGGACCCGAGCGTCTGGACCGACATCAACCGGATGCTCACCCTCAACACCGACCAGGCGGCGAAAGGGCGTGAGCAGCACGTTTGCCCCCTGCAGTTCGATATCGTCGACCGCCTGATCGACCTCTACTCGATGCGCGGCGAGATCGTTTACGACCCGTTCGCCGGCATCGGCACGGTGCCCTATCGCGCGGTCCTGCGCGGGCGCCTCGGCGCAGGCGCCGAACTCGAAGCGAAGTATTGGCGCGACAGCATCCGTTACCTGGAAGCCGCCGAGCGTCAGCTCGCGGTGCCGTCCCTGTTTGACCTGCTCACCAGCGAGGAAGCGGCATGACTGACCGCCCGATCCCATTTTCGCCGCTCATGGTCCGCGCGATCCTGCGCGAGATCGCGAAGCCCGGCACGGGCAAGACGCAGACGCGGCGGCATCTCACCGGCGCATGCGACGACCCGCCGGCATTTATCGCGGATGGCGTTGTCACCGCGCTTGATGCCAATGACCGCGGCTATCGCTGGCCGCGTACGCACGGAGTTGGCGATCGCCTCTGGGTGAAGGAGGCGTGGCGGACCGGCAGAGCCTATGACGACCTTTCGCCGTCAGAGATGAGCGGAGAGGAGCCGATCCAGTATGAGGCCGGCCCAATCAGGCTCCCGCTTCAAGATGGCCGCTACCGCCACGCCCGGTTCATGCCGAGATGGGCGAGCCGCATCACGCTCCTCGTGACCGACGTGCGCGTCGAGCGCCTGCAGAACATCAGTGAGGACGATGCAGAGGCGGAGGGCTGGCCGGCTCCCCAGGACCGCGCGAAGACCGGCATAGCTGAGATACGGGATGCCTATCCGATCGGCTGGTATGCGGCCCTTTGGGAGAGCCTCCACGGCCCCGGCTCATGGGAGGCAAACCCGTTTGTCGCCGTCTACGGCTTCCGGCCCGTCCTCGCGAACATCGACAACATGGAGGCGGCCCATGGGTGACGCTCCCGACTTCTCGCCGCCGATTTGCACCAGCGACCACTGCCGGCACTACAGCTTCGATCTCGACGGGTTCCTCTCCGGCACCGGCCCGCGATGCGCCAAGGGGATCGACATCTCGGGACCGGGCGAAGCCAGTCCTTGCCTGCCGGCTGGCAGCCAGTTCCGCGCAAGGATCGATTGCCCGCTGCGCGAAGACTACACCGATGAGGAGCGCGCAGCCTGGCGCGCATGGGTCGATGAAAGCCATGAGCGCGTCCGGATCGTCATGGCGGCGATCCCGAAGGGCCAGGGCGGCGTGATCGATTGCCCCGCCTGCAAGGTCGGCCGGGTGCATTGGTCCCGCTCCCCGCGCAACGGCCATCTGCACGCGCAGTGCACGACCCCGAATTGCTTCTCGGTCATTCAGTAGGAGGCGGCGATGTCCGACAGCCTTTCCGTTGAACTGTCCAAGGTCCTGTTCAAGCACGAGCCGAACCTCTTGGCATGCGAGGCCAAAGCAATCGGCCGTGCCACCGGCGAAGTCGCCGCCCTACTCGGCTGCATCCTCGCGAATGTCATCGTCAAGCAAGGTGGCCCCACGTATCTCGCCACACTCAAGACGGCGATGGACCTGGTCAACGACAGCGCGATCAAGACCGCGGAGCTGGCATTGGCCGAGGCGGAGAACGCATCGACTGGGGGGCACTGACCATGGGCGCCAACACCAAGATCGAATGGACTGAGACGACCTGGAACCCCCTCGCCGGCTGCTCCGTCGTCTCCCCTGGCTGCACGAATTGCTATGCGATGCAGATGGCCCATCGGATCAAGCGGATGACCGAGGGCCGCACCGGCAATCCGGCCGACACCCCCTATTTCGGAACGACGCGGATCATGAACGGCAAGGCCATCTGGACCGGCGAAGTGCACCTCGTCGACGGGGCATTGACGGCGCCGCTGCGCTGGAAGCGCCCCCGCCGGATCTTCGTCAACAGCATGTCGGACCTGTTCCACGAGGCGGTGCCCGACGAATGGATCGACCGCATCTTCGCCGTCATGGCGCTGGCGCCGCAGCACACGTTCCAGGTGCTGACGAAGCGCTCCGGCCGGATGCGCGAATACATGAACGGCATCCAGTCGAAGATCCCGTTCCTCGGCCGGATGCCGCTTGAGCGCATTCACCTTGAGGCCGCCGCGCATATGGAAGGCGACGGCGGCTTCATGGATGCGTTGAAGGATCATGGGAACGTCTACAGCCTCTATCTCGACGTGCCTTGGCCCCTCCCCAACGTCTGGCTCGGCGTCTCGGCCGAGGACCAACGCCGCGCCGACGAGCGCGTGCCTGACCTGCTCGCGACGCCGGCGGCCGTGCGATTTGTGAGCGCCGAGCCGCTACTCGGGCCCATAGATTTCACGGCGATCGACGGCGGTCTGCGCGATGGCGTCCGGCTCATCTTCGACGCGTTGGAAGGTGGCGCGAGCGACGGCGACGAGTTCATCACCGGGATATTCGGACAGCCCGACCCGCGCCTCGACTGGATCATCGTCGGCGGCGAGAGCGGCCCCGGTGCCAGGCCGATGCACCCGGACTGGGCGCGGTCGATCCGCGACCAGTGCGCGGCGGCGGGCGTGCCGTTCTTCTTCAAGCAGTGGGGCGAGTGGCTCGACGAGCAGGTCGCTACCGCAATGCATCTCGCTCCCGACGCGGCGATGTTTGATCGCTTCGGCGCGCCGAAGGGGCCGAAATGGCATCCTTACGAGGCGAGCGATCGCAATGGCGGCGCGCTGATCCGCGTCGGTAAGAAGTCCGCCGGCCGCCTGCTCGACGGCCGCGAGCACAACGCCATGCCGGAGGTGCGGTGATGGCCTCCGCTGCCGAGCGCGAGATCCGCGAAGCGCTCGCCGGCTGGCTCGGGCGCGAGCTGCCGCGCGCGCGCGTGATCCATGAGCTGAAGTGCGGCGGCCGGCGTGCCGATCTGGCGGCAGTGGAACGTGAGCAGATCTGGCTCTTCGAGATCAAATCGGAGCGCGACACGCTCGACAGGCTCGGCGATCAGGTCAAGGCATTCTCGTCTGCCTCTCACTATACGATCGTCGTCGCGCACGAACGCTGGTTCGACCGCGAGCCCTACGCCAACGGTACGCCGCGCCTGTCGTGGCCCCACAGAACGGCGGGGCCCCACGGGACGTGGTGCTATCCGGACCCGAGCGCAGACATCTCGCCCTATGGTCTGTATCGGTGGCGGTTGCCGGCGCGGACAATGCGACAGCCTCATGCGTTGCGCTTGCTGGAACTGCTTTGGCGCGCGGAGCTCCAGTGGGAGTGCGAGCGGCACGGCATCCCCTTCCGGTCGCGGGACACCGCACCGATGCTCATGGAGCGCATGGCGTGGCGCATGACGGGCGAGCAGATCGCCCGTGCCGTATGCAGGCAGTTGCGCGCCCGCTGGTTTCCAGAGGCTGACCCCCCGGTGGTGCCGGTGGTGCCGAAGCAGATTGAAACCAGCCACACTGCGGTGGAGTGATCGATGCGCCGCCGCAAGCCCCCAAAGCTCTCCGGTCTTGAGAAGGCGCTCCGCAAGCTTCTCGACGGTCGCACGTGGCGCCGACATCCGGCGCCCTTCTCGAAGTCGACGGCAGCCCGTCGTAGGCGCGAGGCACGACGGTTCGTCCGATCATGGAAGGGGGCACCCGCATGATGAGCGACCGCCTGCCATGCTGCGTCCCGTTCTGCCGGCGCACGACGAAGGCCGGCCGCTTCACGGACTGGATCTGCGCGAAGCACTGGCCGCTCGTCTCGCTGGAAACGCGAGGGGCATACAACCTCGCCAAGCGCCGAGCCCGCCGGATCATCGCGCGCCGACCAATCTATCGCGAGTATTGGAAATTGCCGGCCGGATCGCCCGAGAGACTGCGCGCCGTCCGCATGTGGCGCAGGATCGATGCCGCCTGGGCGAGGTGCAAGTGCGAGGCCATCGAACGGGCAGCGGGGATATAGGGGGCTCATATGAGCGACGATGCAGTGATTGACGATGGCGCCGATGAAGGCGCCCGCCGGCGGACCCGCGCCGAGCGCCGCCGGGCCGCATTCCGCGAGTTCCAGCGCCTCAACCCGAACGAGGTGCCGGACGCGTGGACGCCGGAATATGTCGGCGTCCGGCTGCGCCAGGCCTTCGAGACGCTGCGCCATCTGCCCGAGAAGGAAGTGGCGCGCGGCCACGGGCAGGGCTGGCCCTCCTATGTCTACGAGGCCGAGGACCTGCGCGCGCAGCAGGAGCAAGCGGCAGCCGAGGAGGAGGCCGGCACGGCCGAGCCGGCGCGGATCCGGCTTCCGGTTCCGTCGTCGGCCATCTCGCGCATGGAGGAGGCGCTCGCGTGGCCGGGGCGCCATCTCGCCCATGATCCGGCCCTTGCGAAGCTCGTGATGCACGTCGCCATCGCGCAGGCCCGGCGCGTCTCGATCAAGGCGCTATGCCAGCGCATGAAGTGGAACGACGCCACCGTGCGTCGGCGCCGGCAGGCTGGATTGACCATCATCGCGTCCGCTCTGGCGCAATCTACCGTGCCCGTCCGATAGTGCGATTTTTTCTTTGCTGCGTCTCACTTTCCGGCTTGACGGCATAGTGCAATATGCACTAAGTTCTTCGCGTCAACGGGGCACATTGCCCATCCGACAAAGGAGACTGACAGCATGCTTCACCAAGCCTCGATCATCATCCCCCTCCACGACAACGACGGCAGCGACAATGCGCCCGTGATCGAGCGCACGATCCGCTCGCTGATCGGCGCGTTCGGCGGCGCGACCGCTTGGAACGCCGAGGGCTTCTGGATGAACGCCGAGCAGCGCCTCTATGTCGAGCCGGTCAAGGTCATCGTCGCTGCGGCGCCGAAGACGGTCGAGGCCCGCTCGACCCTTCGCGGTCTGGCGGAACGCCTCCTCGACGACACGGATCAGGAGGCGGTGTTCGTCTCCTACCCGGACGGCGAAACGGAAATCGTGGGGCGGTAGCGCCCCACACCCGGGGCCGCGCGGCGAGTGCGGCCCCAACCCATCGAAATGACAGGAGGGCACCATGCCCGTTGCGATCATCATTGCCGAAGGCGTCGCGCCGGCCGTCCTTGAGGCGGACAGCGATGCCGCCCTGCTCGACCGCGTGGCGGAGCTGCGCGTCACCCCGCCCGATGCGAAAGAGAGTGTTGCCGCGTGCCGCGCGTGGCTCGAAGGCCTGCCGGCGCCGTCCGGCTGGTTCGCCACGACCGAGGAAGCCGAGGCCTTCCGGGAGCGGACCGCGCGGGAGCGAGACGCTCAGCTCATGAGGGCGGCGCTCAAGCACACCGGCCTGTCGCACCGCGAGATGACGGCCGCTCTTGGCCTGGCGGACGCGGCCGGCGATGGCTCGCCGGTCCGCAAGATCACGCTCGCCAAGGTGGGGCTCAGCGGCCCGACGCGGCGTTCGCTGGCATACCTCATCCGGCACGGCGCCATGACGCGCGAGCAGGAGGCGGCGGCGCTCAACCGGATCGCCAACGGCGAGTGGCGGACCGTGCAGCGCGAAGCGATACGACGTGCGTGAACTATATAGGTGTGCCCCGGCCGAATAAGTGTGCCGAGAGGCAGTAACACCTAAGGAGAAGCTATGACCGAGCAATTATCGTTGACGACCGGGGCCGTCCTCATGTGGCTCCCGGAAGGACAGGAGCCAACGGAAGCCGAGTTTGCAAAGCGGGGCGACCACTCCATGTCGCCGCCGAACCCTAACCCGGAGCCTTGGTGGGAGCTGCGGCAGGCCATCTTTTATGCCAAGGAACTTGATCCGCTCCCCGCCAAGCGGCCTTGGATCAAGACGGGAGACGAGGTCCTCTCACCCGGCGATATCGACGCCCTGTACCGGCAGCTTCGCCCGTGACGGTGCGCTGACCGGTTTCGCCGGCCGCATTGATCCATGATTGTCCCGCCGGGGGCTGGCTTACGTCGCGCCCGGCGGGCGCTCCTGTTCGTCCTACACTGCGCCCCAATCCAGGCCGCAGGGAAGAGCGGCAGGCATGCCGGCACTGAGGCCGTTGTTTCAGCTGCCTGCCCCCTCAGAAAGTGGTCACGAGTTGGATATCGGCGCGCCTCACAGCGCCTTCTTTCCGGTAGTCACCGTCGATGAATGAGCTCGGGAACTCGACCGAGAACGACACGTCAAGCGTGGAGGGACGCGGGGTCAGCAGCGCCCGCTCTACTGTGCGGCACCCTTCAACATCGACCAATTGCAGCTTCACAACCCTGTCGTGGTCAAAGCCTTCGAATTCCAATCCGGCCCGCTCGAGTTCGGCCTCCAAGTCTGCCGACATAGGCTCGATGCCGACGTAGTCCTTGAAGCTTTCCACGGTCGTCAAGCGCATTGTGCCTGCTACCTTCATGCGGACCTGGTTCTGGACGATCTCAAATGCGCCAACAATCGAATAGAAATGAGCGCAATTGTGCTCAAAATCGAAACCTTGGCTGTGAAGAGTTAGGATTTCGATCAGATCTATCTTGTGTTCCACTGCCATAGACCAGCCCTCTGATAGCCTCACTGTCCAGCGCCAGCCATTGCGGCCGGCGTGGTGCGCCATTGTCATGGAAATCACCCCACGTGTCACGACGGCCCGACGTTGTGTCACCGACGTAGGTAGCGCAGTCACGGCGCGGTCACGACGCGTTGCCGCAGTGTCACGCCGAGCGGTCGGGCGACCATCGGAGCAAATCACCACGAAGCAACGCGCCCTCGGCGGTTGCAAAGACCGCGCCAAACGTTAGAAAAGCCGCGCGGTTACAAAAAAACATGCACAATTGCTCAACTTCCGATTTGCTGCCCATATTTGCCGGCATCTCTCTGAAGCGGCTCGATTATCCGCCGCCGTCGAGGGGCGACGTTAAAAAAACCATGCACAATTGCCCGTTGACAGGTGAGCGCAAAATGGCATCACGTGCGCGGAGAGGGGAGAACTGTGGGTTAGTGTCGCGAACGAGCCGCGATCAGCGGCGAGCGAGTGAGCGACACGGGTAACCTTCCTCCCAGTCACCCAGAGAACAACGCTTCATCTCAGTGTCTCCGCGCGAGGGGCCGTCACGGCCATGTCACGCGCGTCGAGCGCGGCCCGGGTACTTCGCCCGGGCCGCATTCGTTTCAGGAGGTCGTCATGTGCGGTTGCAACAAGCGCGGCGATGTCATCAAGCAGACCTTCGCCCAAGTGCGGCAGGGCAACTTGTCCGGCATCAGGCCGGCCCTCGCGTACAACGCTCGCACCCTCGCCCAAGACTTCCGGAGCGGAGCGCTCAAGAACGCTGCCCTCGCCAAGCTGGTCCGCCGCTGATGCTGTCCGTCGACACCTCATCGCTGGACCGCTTCGCGAACATGTTCGCAGCGGCCGGCCCCAAGGCCCAAGCCGCCGTTCGTCGAGCAGCGAAGCGCACAGGCGAGCAGACGCGCACCGCCATGCGGCCCGCCCTCGTCAAGGCAACCGGCCTCAAGCCCCGCGTCATCCATCGGGCGCTCAAAATCGTCACCACGGACGACGGCTTCAAAATCGTCAGCCGTGGCGGCAAGATCAGGCTCAAGCACTTCGGCGCTCGCGAGACCCTTCGCGGCGTCTCCGCTGCTCCTCGTGGTCAACGGCAGGTCTTCGCCGGCACGTTCATCAAGGGCGGCCGCTTCCCCAACCGCAAGACCCTCAACATGGGCGGCCAGGTTTTCGAGCGCCTGCCCGGGGTCAAGCGCTGGGGCGGCCCGGTCCGGCTCGTCCGCTCCGAAGTGACGATCCCGGAGGAGATGGTTGCAGGCGAGCCCGCCCGAGTATTCATCGCGACTGCCCGCAAGGTCTTCTCGCAGCGCCTGTCGCACGAACTCTCTCGCGTCCTCCTCGGCTACGGCTGACGAGGACAGGGCAGGGGGCGGGCATGGTGGCTCCTCGGCCCGCCCCCTCAGCCCCGCCGCGCCGCCGCTAGGGCCCCGCCCGGGCCACGCGGTCGATGCGGTCGCAGCCGGTTGCATCGGTCGAAAAGGGACCGTCTCCCGGTCGTGGCGCCGGCCACGGCGCGAAGGCCCCGGCTTTTCGCATATTTCGATGATGCAAATTCTGGCTTTGGTTTTTGCGAAGGTCCGTGCGTCTGCGCAAAGTCCGCCGCTGTCCAGGAGGGGCGATGCGATGCCGAAAGGCGTTCCGAAACAGGCGTCTTCGGGGAAGTTGCCCGAGCGATTGACCGCGGGCGACATGGCCCGTGTCCTCGCCCTCACGACCGAGCGACTGCGGCAGCTCTCTCGCGAGGGCGCCATCCCGAAGTCGATCCGAGGAGCCTACCCGGCGGAAGAGACGATCCGCGGCTATGTCGCGTGGCTCCGAGACGAGGATCGGCGCAGCACGAAGTCGGCCGGCGAGAGCGCGGTCCGCAGGGCGCGGGCGCGCCAGATCGAGCTGCGCACGGCGCGGGACCAGCGCGAGCTCGTGCCCTGGCAGGAGGCCACGGCCTACACGCAAGAGATCGTCGGGATGCTGATCGCGCGGATGCAGGGTCTGCCGGCGCAGGTCACGCGAGACCCGGCGCTCAGGAGCAAGATCGAGGACGCCATTGACGCCATCCGCACCGACGTGGCCGATCGCGCGGCGGAACTTGAGAAGGGTCTTGGCGACAGCCAGGATCCTGATCCGGCCGACGACGAGGCAGACACCTGACGAATGGGGCGCCGACAATCGTGTCTATCCGCCGACGTCCGGCGTGCCGGGCGAGCGCAATCCGTACCTGACGCCCTACATGGTGCCGTTCGGTCGCGCTGTCGCATCGGGCCGTTACAAGCGCGTCGTCGCCGTCACCTGTGCGCAGGCCGGCAAGACCGAGAGCTTCCTCGACATCATCGGCCAGCGCCTTGACCAGCGGCCGGCCCCGATCCTCTACGTCGGGCCGTCGAAGGAGTTCCTCACCGACCAGTTCGAGCCGCGCCTCATGGAGCTGTTCGACCAGGCCAAGACCCTCGCCGCGAAGGTGAGCCGGGGCAAGGCGAACAAGAAGACCCTGAAGCGCGTCGCCGGCGTTCGCGTCCGCCTCGCCCATGCGGGGTCCTCGACGGCGCTCAAGTCGGACCCGGCCGCGCTCGCCGTTGTCGACGAGTTCGACGAGATGCTCGCGAACATCAAGGGGCAGGGCGATCCGCTCGGTCTCGTCGAAGCTCGAGGCGACACCTTCGCCGACTTCACAACCGCGGTCACCTCGACGTGTTCGCGCGGCCTCTGCGAGACGGAAGTGGACGAGAACGGCCTCGAATTCTGGAAGGTCATGGAGCCTGACCAGATCGAAAGTCCGATCTGGCGGCTCTTCCAGGAGGGGACCCGGTACCACTGGGCGTGGCCGTGCCTGCACTGCGGCGAGTATTTCATTCCGCGGTCGAAGCTGCTCCGGTATCCCGACGGCGCCACGCCTGCCGAAGCGCGGCGCAATACGCATCTCGCGTGCCCGCGTTGCGGCGGCCTGCATGTCGACGACGACAAGGCCAAGATGAACGAGCGCGGCCTGTTCGTCGCACCCGGACAGTGGATCGAAAATGGCGTCGTCTACGGCGACCCGCCGGATAGCTCGACCTGGTCGATGTGGGCATCCGGGCTCGCGTCGCCCTTCGTGACGTGGGGCGATCGTGTCGAGCGCTACCTCAAGGCGGTCGCCTCGGGCGAAGACGACAAGGTCCAGACCGCGATCAATGCCGGCTTCGGCGAGCTCTACGCGACAGGCGGCGGCGGCGACCTCCCGGAATGGGAGGAAGTCCGCGCCCGCGTCGTGCCGTACCCGTCCGGCGAGGTGCCCCGCCGGGTCGTGCGCCTCATGTGCGGCGTCGACGTCGGCAAGCGCACGCTCCATTACGTGATCCGCGGCTTCGGCTCTCAGGCGTCCTCGTGGCTGATCAAGGCCGGCATCTTCTACGGCCTGACGGCCGAGGACGAGGTCTGGGAGAAGCTCGAGCAGATGCTCCTGACGCCGATCGGCGGGCTCTACATCGAGCGCATGATGATCGACGCCGGATATCGGCCCGACAAGAAGGCAGCCGGCGACGAGCATCGGGTCTATCGCTTCGCGATGAAGTTCCCGCGGCTCGTGTCGTCGACGAAGGGGCACGATACGCAAAGCCAGCCGGTGAACGTGGCGATGATCGAGAAGGACAGCTCGGGCAAGAAGCTGTCGCGCTCCGTCGAGCTCGTCCACGTCAACACGGATTTTTTCAAGACGATGGTCCACGACCGGCTGCGAACGCCGGTCGGCCGGCCCGGTGCCTTCTACCTGCCCGAGGACGTCGACGACGACTACGGCAAGCAGCTCCTGTCGGAGGCGAGGATCATCGCCCCGAACGGGAAGCCGAAGTGGATCAAGCGATATCGCGAGAACCACTGGTTCGACTGTGAAGTGCTCGCGGCCGTTGCCGGCTTCCTCGCTGGTGTTCACCGCCTGCCGGCGGGGATCGTGCGCGAGGAGGGGGCCGATCTTGATCAGGAAATCGGCGTAGCGGCTGAAGGTGACGCGGCCGATGCCGCTCCGACGCCGGCCGCGGCGCCGGCGACGGTCAGGTCGATCCGAGATCGCTTCGCGAACATGTCGGCGAGGCTCAACAACCGATAGGGAACTCGAATGGGCCTGATCGAAAAGATCCGCGGCGCCGTAGGGCTCCCGGTCACGGCATCGCCGCGTCGGCAGGCGCCGAGCGCGGCGTACATGCGCGGTGACAAGGGCATCGTCATGGGCGCATGGCGGCCACCAGTGCGGGAGCCCCGCCACGACGTGGCCGACGCCTACGAGCTGGCGATCGGCCGGGCGCTGGACGTCATCCAGAATTCGGGCTGGGTCGCGGGCATCATCGACCAGGCCGTCGCGAATACGGTGGGTGAAGGCCTGCGGCTCAACTCGACGCCCGATATGTCCGCGTTCGGGTGGGATCGCAAAACTACGTCTGCATGGGCCCGGCGCGTCGAGCAGCGTTTCGAGCTCTGGGCTCGCACGCCGCTGGAATGCGATATCGAGTGCCGCCGGACCTTCGGGCAGATGCAGGCGGCAACGTTCCGGCAATGGTTCGCAACAGGCGAGATCGTCTCGCAGCTCCGGTTCAAGTATCGACCGGGAGGTCAGTACGGCACCAAGGTTAAGCTCCTGCCGCCGTGGTGGCTGTCGAAGTTTTCGAATGAAGCCGAGCGGATCGTCCAGGGCGTCAGGATGGACGAGGACGGATGCCCGATCGCTTACATCGTGCGGTCGCGCGCGCCTGGCCTCAACGGCGTGCAGGACGTCGAGTTCCGCGCACGTGATAGCTTCGGTCGCCCCAAGCTCGTGCATGTCTTCGATGGTGTCGCCGGGCAGGTGAGGGGTATCACGCCGCTCGTGCCGGCACTTCGTCTCTGCCGGCAGTTCGACCAGCTCGCCGACGCGACGCTTATGGCGGCCTTGGTGCAGACGGTATTCGCGGCATCGATCAAGTCGGACGAGCCGACAGAGGACATGCTCCGCTCGCTCCTCACCCCGCAGGAGCAGGCGCGGGTCCTGGGCTCCGGCGCGACCGTCTTCGATGTCTGGTACGAGGCGCAAGCGGGCTGGTACGACAAGAGCGTGATCGACGTGGGCATCAACGGCCGCGTCGCGCATCTCTTTCCGGGTCAGGAACTGCAGTTCCACAGCCCGGCGCATCCGACTTCGCACTACAAGGACTTCGCGCTCCACCTGCTGCGGGAACTGGCGAGATGTGCCGGGCTCACCTACGAGAGCGCGACCGGCGACTATGAAGGTGCGACGTATTCGTCGGTGCGAATGGCGGTGAATGAGATCTTCGCCATCACCCGCTACCGGCGGAAGAATGTTGTGACGCCATTCTGCCAGCCCGCCTTTGAGGCCTGGCTGGAAGAGGAAATCGAAAGCGGCGGCGTCGATCTGCCCGGTGGCATCGAGGCGTTCCTTGCCAATCGGACCGCGATTTGCCGCGCCGAGTGGCATGGAGCGGCAAAGCCGCAGGCCGATGATCTGAAGACGGCGAAGGCGCACGAGATCTGGAAGCGCCTCGGTGTCATGACCGACGAGGCGATCTGCAACGATCTCGGCACTGATGTCGAGGATGTCTATGCGCAGCGCGCCCGCGAGCGCGAGATGCGCGGGGAGTACGGGTTGCCAGAGGCCGAGACGGTCGAGGCGGATCCGGATGCCGATGCGCTGCTCACCGAACGCGAGGAAGAGGACGGCGATGGCTGATCCGATCGACTATTCAGATCCCTGCGCCGTCCTCCCGATCCTCCGGGAGGCCTACTACAAGATGTTGGGCGGATCGCGGACGGAACGGGTCCGGTATCGCTCCGGCGACAACGAGCGCGAGGTCGTCTTCGGCCGGGCCGACATCAACGCCCTCCGCGAAGAGGTGCGGCGGCTCGAGATCGCGTGCCAGGAAAAGCAGACCGGCCGTCCTGCCCGGTACGGGCTCCGCGCCGGCGGATAGGACTGACCACCATGACGCTCAATCCGAACGTGGCGGCAGAGGCCGTCGCGCATCTCGCCGCGCGTCCGCTCCTGGTTCATGAGGCGCACGCGCTCGAGGTCGTCCAGGCCTACATCAACGCCGAGGCCGTCATTCGCGATCCGGAGGCGAGCGCCGCCATGGCCGCGGCCGGTACCAAGGCGCGCTATCAGGTAGAGCGCGGCGTCGCAATCATCCCGATCACTGGTCCCCTTGTGTCGCGCGGCGACATGATCGGCGACGGCTATCGGATGACGAGCTACGGCGCAATCGCGACCGAGTTCGCCCGGGCGGCGGACGATCCCTCGATCCGAGCCATCGTTGCGGCCGTGAACTCGCCCGGTGGAACCGTCGAAGGCGTCCTCGGCGCCGCCGGGGCGATCCGCGCCGCGCGGGCGGCGAAGCCGGTGGTGGCGCATGTCACCAGCATGGCAGCATCGGCCGGCTATTGGCTCGCGTCACAGGCCGACGAGATCGTGCTGGCCGATGATCTGGCGCAGGTCGGGAGCATCGGCGTCTACACCATGCACATGGACATCTCGGGTCTGCTCGAGAAGGTCGGAGTGCAGATATCGCTCATCTCGTCCGGTCGGCACAAGGTCGACGGGCATCCATTCGCCCCGCTCCCCTCGGATGTCCGGGGCTCCATCCAGCAGGAGATCGACGATCTCCGCCTGATGTTCGCGCGCGAGGTCGCCGCAGGGCGATCTGCCCGGGGGCTCACCTCCGATCTCGCACTTGCGACCGAGGCCCGAATGTTCCGGGCCCTCAACGTGGCGACCGGCGACCGTGAAGCGATCGCTATGAAACTCGCCGACAGCGTCGGCACCCGAGCGGCGGTGCTGGCATCTCTCACCAGCAATGGCCGGGGCTCCCGGCGCATCGATGGAGGACACAGCATGGGTATGAATGCTGGCGCGCCTGGGGCCGAAACCTCGCCGGGCATTTCGAAGGCCGATCACGACGCCGCCGTCGCAAAGGCTCGTGAGGACGGCCGGGCCGAAGGTCATGCCGCCGGCCTTGCCGAGGGGCGCAAGGCTGAGCGTGAGCGCCGTGCGGCAATCGTCGGCAGCGAAGAGGCGCAGGGCCGCGAAGCCGCGGCCGCTGCCCTGGCCGACACCACCGATCTGTCGGCCGATGAGGCGAAGCGCGCCTTGGCGGCGATGCCGAAAGCTGGCGCCGCCGGCATCCCGCCTCTGGCGCAGCGCGCCTCGGATGATCCGTCAGCCGGCGCGCCGGACGGCAGCAGGCCGACCGACAAGGGCAAGTCCGGCGCGGCCTACTCGGCCGAGGAGCTGGCGGCGCGCGTCGCCGGCAATCGTCGCTAACAGGAGACACCGCCATGGTCACCAAGACCGAAACGATCCACGCCGGGGCGTACATCGTCTCCGAGGCGAATGGCTTCCGCTCGCGCGGTGCCATCAAAATCCCGGAGAACCAGAGCCTCGTGCCAGGGCAGATCCTCGGCAAGGTTGCCGTACCTGCCGACGTCGTCGCGACCGCCAGCGCGGCGGGTGGCAACACGGGCGATGCGACCATCGCCATGGACGTGACGCCGGTTACGGCGAAGGTCAAGAACGGCCGGTACAAGGGCATTGCGGTCACTGCGACGACCGTCCGTTGGGAGGATCCCGACGGCAACGAGATCGGCACCTCGACCCACGGCACGCTCTTCAACAAGGGCGGCGTGCGCCTGACGATCACTGCCGGCGGCGTCGCGAACGTGGCTGGAGACGAGTTCTTCGTCGACGTCACGGCCGAGCACGGCGACTACGTCTATCCCACCCTCAATCTCGCCGGCACCGATGGCTCGGAGGTTCCCTCCGCCATCGCGATGTATCCCGCGACGACAGGGGCCGGGGAGACGGAGCTCATCACCGGCCATCTGCGCGACTGCGAGGTGCGGCTTTCCGACCTCACGTTCCCGGCTGGAGCGACGGCCGATCAGCAGGCCGCTGTCGTCGCTGCGCTCGCCGACCTCGGCATCATCGCCCGCTGACGCGCGGCAGAAACGGAAAGGACCACGTCAATGCTGACGATGGACGTCTTCAACGACAGCGCGTTCTCGGGCATCTCCCTCACCGCCGCGCTCGACAAGTTCGACTATGTGCCCGGCTACCTCGGATCGATCCGCGGGCTGTTCACGCCGACCCCAGTTCGCACGACGGCCATCTGGATCGAGGAACGTGCCAATGCTCCGGCACTGATCCAGACGAGCCCGCGCGGCGCGGAGCCGAAGCAGAAGGGCGGCGATCAGCGGAAGGCGCGGGCGTTCAACACGGTCCGCCTCGCGGAAGCTTCCCGCATCACGGCGGATGAGCTGCAGAATATCCGAGCCTTCGGGTCCGAGACGGAACTTAAGACGATGCAGGTTGAGGTTGCCCGCCGGCAGCTCAAGATCATGCAGGATTTCGACCTCACGTTCGAAAACATGAGGCTCGGCGCGATCCTGGGCAAGACGGTCGATGCCGATGGCTCGGTCATCTACGACTGGGAGACCGAGTTCGGTCAGACCGTTCCGGCGGAAATCGACTTCGACCTGGACAACGCCAACCCGGCCTCCGGCGTGATCCGGAAGAAGTGCAACCAGGTTCGCAGGTCGATGCTGAAGGCTCTGAAGGGCCTGGGCGGCTCCCGCGTTGAGATCCATGCGATCTGCGGCGATGCGTTCTGGGATGATTTCGTCAACCATCCCGAGGTCATCAAGACTTTTGAGGGGTGGTCGGCTGCCGCGTCCCTTCGGGAAGGGCATGGCGGTGCCTACACGTCGTTCAACTACGGCGACATCACCTGGCACAACTATCGCGGGACCGATGACGACACGACGCTTGGCGTCGGCTCGGACAAGGTTCGCTTCTTTCCGGTCAATGCCGGCATCTTCCCCGTTGCGCAGGCGCCGGCCGAGACGTTCGACTTCGTCAACACGCTTGGTCAGCCGTTCTATTCGTGGATCATCCGCGACGAGAAGCGCAACGCGTGGGCCGACGTGGAGGTATACTCGTATCCGCTCCACATCTGCACGATGCCGTCCGCACTGCACCGCGGTCGCCGGACCTGATCGCGGGTCCCCAATCCTGGACTGATCCCATGCCCTCCGCGTTTGACGACCTCAACGGCGAGCTCAACGCCGCAGTCGATGCTGTCTTCGCGGAGGGCTTCGTTCTTCGCCCCAGGGCGGTGACGAAGCCGAACGGCCGCTCGGAACCCGATCCAAGCCGAGCCGTCGTCGACTTCCTCGGCATCACCGCCGAAGTGGCATCTCGCGCCAACAGCGGGCAGCGCATCGCGCACATGGCGCCGCGATCCGACCGTGCAGGCTTTGCCAGCTCGAGGATCAACGTCGGCGTCTCGCCTGGGCAACTGCCCTACAGGCCGCGCACCGGCGACTACGTCCTGCGCGTCGATACCAATGAGCTTTTCGAGATCGCCGAGATCCGCCCCGATGGCATGGGCGGCTATGCGCTCGATCTCAACGAACTGGTGGCCCCGCCATGAGCCTGATCCGCACCGCGTTGCGCATTGCCGCCTTCGAGGCGCTTCTGCCACACGCCGCGTTCACGGCCGGCAGCGGCTACCCGACCATCGCCGGACCTTGTGTCTACGACACTTCCTTCAAGCCGATCGACGACCTGGCGGACGATGCCAGTACGCCGGTCATCACGATCTACACCGCACTCGATAACAGCGACCCGGCGCAGAAGGCGGGCGGCGTGCCATTCCTGCGCCTGATCAGTATCGACATCGAAATGGCGGTGATGAGCTTCGCCAAGCGCCGCGACGAACATGGCAACGAGACCGGCGGCTTCGAGGCGTCGTACCCGGCAACGGATGCGGAGACGGAAGCGACCCTTGACCTGCTCGAGGCGCAGGTCCGGTTCGCCCTCTTCTTCGGTCCGACTGGCAAGCTCTTCCGCGACGCCGGCGGTAGCCGCGTCCGTGATATCCAATCGGACGTCGACCGCACGTCGGAAGAGCGGCGTCTGCAGGCGATCCGCGTCATGCGGATCACGGTCGCGACCGATGACGACTGTCCGACCATGGTCCCGCCCGCGCCCCCGACCGGTCTCGATCGCCTACCGGCGCGGATCCGCCGGCTCTACGACGGCCTTCCGGAAGGCAGCTACGGGCGGGACGTCCTCGGGGGCATCGCCGAGGCGGCGCCCGTCGGTCCTGTTCGCGTCCCGCTGCAGACGGTCTCGGTCACGCTGGATGTGGCCGACCCCTCCGGCGAGATAGGGCAGGCATCGATCACCGCCGACATCGATATCGACCAGCCGGCGCCCTGACAGGAGACAGCAATGGCAACGCTTTTCATCCGACCGGCCGAGCGGCCGGACGGAACGACGGCGCTCGTCCGCCAGCCGGAACGGCGCTGGGAGCCGCTGCCGCCCGAGGGGCGGCACGTCGAGGTCACGAGCTACTGGGCCCGCCGGCTCCGTGACGGCGACGTCGTCGCCGGCGAGCCCGGGCGACCGCGGCGAACCCGCAAGTCCAAGGGATAAGGAGAGCCTTCGATGGTCGCCTTCAACAACATTCCGGGGAACATCCTCGTCCCCTTCTTCTACGCGGAGATCAACAGCGGTGGGTCTCCATACGAGGGCCAGTCGCGCCTGCTCTTGGTCGGCCCCAAGCTCGCCGCCGGTTCCGCGACGGCCGACGTCCCGGCTGGCCCTATCGGCAGCCAGGCGGACGCGAACGCGCTGTTCGGGGCCGGCTCGGTCCTCGCGGCGATGTACGCCAAGGCTCGCCGCAACGCGCCGTTCCAGCCGATCTGGGCCCTTCCTCTGGCGGACCCGGCCGGCACCGCGGCCGAGGGCACCATCGTGTGCACCGCGCCGGGCGTTACCGGCGTCGGTGTGCTCGAGATCTGCGGCGTCAGGATCACGCTGCAGGTCAACGCCGCGGACAACGCGACCACGGTGGGCAACTCCGTGCGCGACGCGATCAACGCTGCCGGGCTGCCGATCAGCGCCACGGCCGCGACCGGCACCGTCACCCTGACGTTCCGGCACGTCGGCACCATCGGCAACGACGTGCTGGTCCGGCTGCTCACGGATGAACCGAACATCTTGGTCGGGCATGCGACGATCACCCAGCTCTCAGGCGGCACCGGCGTTCCGGACCTGACGAACGCGCTCGCCAATCTGGGCGACGACGAGTTCGACTGGATCGCCTCGCCCTATGCCGACGCGGTGAGCCTCAACACGGTTCGCGACTTCCTGTCGGACACTTCGGGCCGCTGGTCTCCGACCAAGCAGCTCTACGGTCATTACCTGACCGTGAAGTTCGACACGCTGTCGGGCCTTGCTGCCCTGGGCGACAGCCGCAACGACCAGCACGTGTCGATCATGGGGTCGAAGCTGGCCTCGTCGCCCCCCTGGGAATGGGCAGCGGCGCTTGGCGGGCAATGTGCCATGCACCTGACGGACGCGCCGGAGCTGTCTCGCCCGCTGCAGACGCTGCTGCTCGACGGCATCAAGCCGCCGCCTTCGCGCGCCGACTGGTGGGATATCGACGACCGCCAGGCACTCTACGTCGACGGCATATCGGCCGCCCGGGTCGGCAACGACGGACTGGTGCGCATCGACCGCGTCGTCACGACCTATCAGGAGACGGCGGCCGGTGCGGCCGACGCGACCTACCGCGACATCGAGACCATGGCGCAGCTCATGTTCTCGGTCCGCTATATCCGCACCTTCGTGCAGAACCGGCACAGCCGGCAGGCGCTGGCGGACGACAACCCGTCGAACCTGCAGGAGATCACGACGCCGCAGGACATCCGCGACACGCTCGTGCACGCCTACAGCGATCTCGTCGCTCTTGGTGTCCTGGAGAAGGCGGACCTCTTCGCGCAGTTCGTCCAGGTCGAGCGCGACCCGAACAACGCGACCCGGGTCAATGCCTACCTGCCGGTCGACGTCGTGAACCAGCTCCGCGTCTTCGCGGCGAATGTCACGACCTTCCTGCAGTACGCGGCCTAAGGGAGATCTGAGCAATGGCAACGGAATGCTGCAACTCCTTCGGCGGCCGCATCACGATCTCGGTCAACGGCGTCCGCTACTCGGCCCGCGGCGAGATCTCGATCAACCCGACCAACCGCGAGGTGCAGGCCGGATCGAACCATGATGGATCGGTCTTCTTCACCTCGCAGCCGGTACCCTACACGGCGCAGATGAACTTCTCGCAGCCGTGCGGTTTGGTCTGGGATGCCGAGCTCCTGAAGTGCGCGCTGGATGTCACGATCCGCGAGGACGACAGTCGGCGCACGCACTTCTTCGGCCGCGCCCGGTGGGTCGGCCGGCCGCAGGTCAACCTCTCCACTGGTGAGGTGACCGGGCTGTCGATCGCATCCCAGAGCTACCGCAAGGTCGAGGACAACTGATGCCGGCCGTGATCCACAAGCTGAAGAAGCCGCTGCAGACCGCCGACGCCCCGATCACGGAAGTGAAGATCCGGGAGCCGAACGGCGAGGACTACCTGGAGCTGGGCGATCCCTACATTGTCGCCCGGCTCGAGGACGGCACGTTCTTCCCCGCCGAGGACAAGGGTGTGCTGCGCCAGTACGTCGGTCGGCTCGTCGATCTTGACCCGAACCTGATGGGTCAGATGAGCCTCGCCGATGCGATGGCAATCCGGGACATCGTGCTCGGTTTTTTCAGCGATGCCCGTTCGACATCGGAGACGCCCTCGACCTGATCGTCTTCGAGTACCGGATCGCGGACATCGCCACGATCCGGTCCATTCCGCTGCGGGAAATCCGGTGGTGGATTGAACGGGCCAACTCCCGGCCCAAGAGAGGCACCTGATGGCGATCATCCTTGAAGCCGAAGCGGTCTTCCGGGCGCGTGATGCCTCGGGCAAGGCGCTCGCCGACATCGCGAACCGCTTCAAGGAGATCAGCAAGGCGGGGAAGACCGTCGGCGAAGCCGTCTCCGGTATCGGCCGGCAGATCGGCGAGATGAAGGGCAAGCTCGACCGCATCGAGGGCTTTCGCGGCCTGCAGCGCGGGCTCTCCGAGACCCGGCAGAAGTTCCGCGCTGCGCAGGAGGAAGTCCAGCGCCTCAGCCGCGCGATGCGAGAGGTCGAGCAGCCGACGCGGCAGATGGAGGCGGCCTATCGTCGGGCGCAGGCGGCCGTCTCTTCAGCCGCCGCGGCTTACCGTGATCAGGCTCGCGCCGCCATCGAGGCGAAGCGTGGTCTCGAGCAGGCCGGTATCCCATTGAACAACTTGCGCGGCCAGCAGGACGCGCTGAAGCGGTCGATCGAGGCGGCGAACAACCAGCTGCAGCGCCAGGCTCAGATCATGGCGCGCGGCGGCCCCTGGGGACGTGGTCCCGTCTCTGGATCCGGCGTTCCGCTGACCCCGCAGACGCATCCGGCACAATCGCAGCGCCCCATGGCGCGGGCCGGCTCGGCCGCCGCGACCGTCGCCGGCACCGCGGCGGCTTACGGCGGCGGCATGGCGTTCCGGAGCGCGTATACCCGCATGATCGAGTTCGAGCGGTCCGTGGCCTATTCGCAGGCGCGCGGCGAGCTCACCGATGAGCAGGCGACGCGCCTGCGGCGCAATGCCCGCGAGCTCGGCGCCGCAGGCCTTGGCTTCTCGGCACGCGATGTTTCTGAGTTGCAGCGCGCCTATGTGCAGGCCGGCTACGAAAACGACGCCGATGCGCTGGCGCGCCCGACCATGAACTTCTCGCTGTTCGGCGATGTCGACCCCTATTCGGCGGCCGACTTCACCGTCTCGGCGCTCGCGGCCTACGGCATCAAGCCCAAGAACCGTGAGGAACTGGTGAACGCGGCGACGCGGTACCAGGACATCATCGCGAAAGGCGCGAACGTGACGCGCCTCGGCGTCGACGACTTCGCGCAGGGCTTCAAGTATGCGGCTCCTTTTGCCGCGGCTCTCGGCGTGAGCCAAGAGCAACTCGCGGCGATGATCGCGACACAAGGCCAGGCCGGTCTTCGTGGAGACGAGGCGGGCGTTGCGGTCCGCTCTATGCTGACCCGAACGGTGAAGCCCACCGCCGACAGCCGGCAGGCCATGGCCGAAATGGGCATGCGCTTCGAGGACTATGCTCTCGAGACGAAGCCGGTCTCGGTCGACGACCTGCTCTCGGGCCTGCGCAATCAGGGCATCGACGCTTCCAAGATCCGGAAGCGCCTGCAGCGCCGGCTCACGAGCACCGAAAGCGAGGGTGGAGACATCGCGGAGGCGATGACGGACGAGGTCATCTCGGGCCTCGGCATCAAGTCGATCATCGACAAGCGCAAGGTCGCCCGGATGGTGTCACGGTACACCGCATCGCTGGGCGAGCGCCTCGACGTCGATCGGCTCCTCGCGGACTTGCGTGAGCGCGGCGTCACGCCTGGCCAGATGTCGCGCATCTTCGACCAGCGTCAGGGCGTCCGCATCGGCACGTTGACGTTCAACGATGATTACGAGCGCTTCCTCAAGATCCTGACCGAGCAATCGGCAGGCTCGTCCGAGCGGGGCGCGGAACTGATGCGGCGCGGGCCTCTCGGGGCTCATAACCGCCTCGTGTCGTCGTTTGACAACCTCATCCTCTCGCTGGCCGAGAGCGGGGTGCTTGACACTGTCGCCACAGGCCTCGACGCGGTTGCGACGACGTTCCGGTCGATGGCCGAGACGAACCCGAAGCTGCTCGAGTTCAGCACCTATGCGGCGATGGCCGTCGGCGGCATCGGGGCGCTCACGCTCGCGATCCGTCCATTGGTCGCGCTTGTGGGAGCATTGGGCGGAGGCGGCGCGGCGGCGGCCGGCGCTTCGGCCGTCGGCGCTGCTGCGGCCGGTTCTCGCCTCGGCACCTTCGTGAACATGGGCCTCAAGGGGGGCTTGATTGGCGGCGGCCTCTACTTCGGCGGCAAGGCGCTGATCAATGCCGGCGTCGATGCACTGCCTAAGCCGGCATATCCGGCCGGGTACGACCCCGAGGCCGAGATGAACCTCGGCACCTGGGGCCGCATCAAGCGCATCTGGAACGACTTGCCGTCGCTGCCCAGCGGGCCGGCGGTCGATCCCGCCACTATGGAGCGCGCGCGCCGCGCCGCGGACGAGTTCCGCCGCGATCCGGAAGGGGCGCGCGGCCGCGCCATGATGCGCATGGGCCCGGCCCAGATGTCGGTAACCGGCGAGGCGACGGTGCGCAGCGAGCTCAAGGTTCAGGTCGAGCCGTCCCCGCTCTTCGAGGTGCGGATGCGCGAGATTGCCCGGGAACAGGCCGCTCGCATGCCGCTGCAGGGCAGTACCAACGGGCCGGGGTCGACCGGCGTGTCGATGCCGGAGGCGGCGGCGCCTATCGTCGGATCGGGGAGGGAGTAAATGGCCGAGTGCCGCGACTGGCAGTCGACGCTCTTTCCGGCGTCTTGGAACGGGGTGCCGTTCTTCGTCGCTCGCGATGACGACAGCGGCGGCCGTCGCGTCATCGTTCACGAGTTCGTCCATCGAGACGATCCGTTCGACGAAGACATCGGCGAGGCGCCGCAGTATTTCGACGTCGACGCCTATGTCGCGTCCGATGCGGCGGACGCGGAGGCGAATAGCCTTACGGCCGCCATGAGGGCCGGGGGGCGCGGCGTCCTCGTGCTCCCGACGCACGGGCCCATCCGGGCACGGTGCATCACCTTCAGGCGGACAAGCGAGCGCGACCGGGCAGGCTTCATCGCCTTCTCGCTGCGCTACGTACGGGTAGGTGCCAACAGCGCGCTGGCTTCTGTCCTGTCGGTCGCGAACCTCGTCTACGCCGGCGCCGATCGTCTCGGGGCAGCCATGGCAGAGGCGTTCGCGGCCGGCGTGGCGGTGACGGCCCGGCCGGACTATGTCGTTGACGCGGCGGTCTCCGGGATCCGGGATGGCATTGCGGTCTTCGAAGAGATCCGGAAGACGAACGCCGTTGACGCCGAAGCGAGCGCGGCGATTGGGCTGCGCGCCTTGGAACTCGGCGACGGCCTCTCTGGCATGTTCGCGACGGACGAGGGGCGCCGGGACGCGGCCGGGGAGCTTTATGCCATCGCGCGCGATCTCGGCGACGCGATGGACCCGGCGGCCGCGGTGGGTGCCTTCTCGGAGATCGCCGATTACGCCGTGCCCGTCGAGATGCCGGCCACCGGCACGACGGCAGAGGCAGCGGCCAACAAGGCCGAGGCGCTGCGGGTCGTGCGGCTCGCGGCGCTGGCGACTTACATCGAAGCAATTGTTCGCGCGAGCTATCCGAGCCGCCGAGAGGCGGTGACGGCGCGAGCCGATGTCGTCGAGCGGTGCGATTTCGAGCTCGAACGGTCGACCGGTGCCAGGCTCAACGATGTCGTTGGCGCCATCACGGACATGCGCGGCAACGCCGCCGATTATCTGTCCCGGCTCATGGTCGACCTTGCGCCCATCGTGACGGTCTCGGCCAACGTGCCGCTGCCGTCGCTCTGGTGGGCGTACCGGCTCTACGGGGACCCGACACGCGCCGGTGAGCTCGTGGCGCGCAACCACGTCGTGCACCCGTCGTTCATGCCACGCGAATTCGAGGCGCTCGCATCCTGATGGGCATCGAGATCATCACGGTTGAGGCTGCCGGCGGGCGCTGGACGGCCTGGCGCGATGCGTCGATCCGTGCGGCCCTGAAGGAGGCGGCGCGCTCTTTCCGGCTCACCATCGCGGCTGAGCTGGGTGCGAGCGCGACAAACGGCCTCTTCAGGGCCGGCACGCCCGTAACGATCCGGTCCAACGCCGACCTCCTTGTGACCGGCTATGTCGACCAGAAGCAGCCGCGGTTCGCAAAAGGCGAGAGTTCCGACGCCAGCATCGTGATCTCAGGCCGAAGCAAGGCGGCGGACATCATCGATAGCAGCGCGATCCACCCGACCGGCGAGATCGAGAACAAGACGCTGCTCGACATCGCTCGCGAGCTCGACAAGGCGGGCGTCGGGTTCTCGACTGATCAGCAGCTGCCCGTGATCCCGCGCTTCCGCCTCACGCCCGGAGAAAGCGTCTTCTCTGCGCTCGAGCGCGTCGCGCGCGATCAGGGTCTCGCCCTGATGGGCGAGCCGGACGGGTCGGTGCGGATCACGAAGGCGGCCACGCAACGCCATGCTGGCGGCCTCTTCGAGGGCCGCAACATCAAGGCGGGCGAGGCCGACCACAACTGGTCCAACCGGCACAGCGAATATCGGGTCAAGGGGCAGCGCCCGTTCGGATCCGGTGCCGACGCCCTCGAGATCGAAGCGATCGCCCGCGACGCCGGCGTGAACCGGTACCGGCCGATCATCATCGTCCAGGATCAAGACACGGACGCTGACCGCGCGAAAGCGCGGGCGCAGAACCGGCGTGACCGGGCCGCCGGCAACAGCCTTCGCTGCTCGATCACGACGCAAGGGTTTCGCGATGACGTCGGCACGATCTGGACGCCGAACCGGCTGGTCTGGGTCGAGAGCGATTTCCTCGACGTTCGCCAGGACATGCTGATTGAGGGCGTGACGTTCTCGATGAGCAGCCAGGGATCGGAAGCCAAGCTCGATCTGGTCGATCCCCGTGCCTATGGCGGCAAGAAGGGCAAGGGGAACAAGTCCGGGGGCGAGTGGGACATTGGGAACTCGCCAGCGGAGGTGCCGGCGCAAAACGGGGGCCCCTGATGCACGACGAAGTCGCGACGATGCTGCGCCGCGTCCGTTTGCTCGAGACGGACGACACCGGAACGCAGCAGACGATGAGGCTTCGCGGACTGCGGGGCGAGACACTCTCGGGCGTGGTGCGAGCGCAGTATTACGGCCTTTCGAGCGTTCCGCCGGCCGGTGCTGAGGGCGTACTCCTGACCCTTGGGGGCCGCACCGATCGGGCCATGGTCCTCGGCGTCGAGGCCCCGGGCGTCCGACCCACCGGCATGCAGCCTGGCGAGACGGCGCTTTACGGACCGGACGGGACGATCCTCAAGCTGCTCATGCAGAAGGTCTATCTCGACGCCCAAGGCAAGGACGTGGAGATCACGAACGCCCGCAAGGTCACGATCCGCGGCTCGAACGAGGTTGTCATTGGTGTCGCCGACCGCTTCACGCGGATCCGGCCTCACCGGATCGACCTTGCCGTGACGGCCGAGGACCAGGAGGCGCCCTATCGGGTTGCAACCGAAGCCGGACCCAGCAACGTCGTTTTCGCGAGGCTCGACTGATGGACATCCGCATCCGGATCGGCGAGGGCGACGACGATATCCCGCCGCTGCAGTGGGATACCGTGTGGAACCCGGAGAGAGGCGAGGCCGACTGGGCTCTCGCCGATCCGGACGAGGCTCGCAACGCCGGCGGCCTTCGGGCCAAGTCCGCCATCGCGACCGCCGTTCTCCTGGCGCTCTTCACCGACCGCCGCTGCCCCGAAAACCACCCGCTGCGGTATCTCGCCGACAGCGACCCGCGCGGATGGTGGGGTGACGGCATCGACGTGCGCGAGGGCGACGGTGAGACGGAACTCGGATCGCTGCTGTGGCTGCTCGAGCGGGCGCCGCTGATGGCGGGCGACACGGAGCGCTGGGCGGTCTCACTGGCACAGGAAGCACTCGCGCCACTCGTTGCGCAGGGGGCTTGCGCCCGGATCGACGTGTCGGCGCAGGCGGATGAAATCAAGAACCGCATCGAGCTGTTCGTGGCGCTCTACGCGCGCGACGGGCAACGCATCTACGACCGGCGGTTCGAGGTCTTGTGGCGCCAGATCGGCGCTTAGCGGGAATTCCGATGCCCTTTCAGATCCCGACCCTGTCCGATCTCATCAATCGGGCCACGCTCTCATTTCGCGCGCACCTTCCGGGTGCCGATGCGGCGCTCTGGCCGAACAACGTGCGCCCGGCCGCGAAGACGCTGGCCGGGCTGACGTCGGAGGTCTTCGGTTTCGCTGATTACATCGCCCGACAGAAGTTCGCGCTGACGGCGGACGGTGAGAACCTCGATATGCACGGGGCCGAGATGGGCCTCGCTCGGCGCGCGGCGACGCCCTCTCAGGGCAAGGTCACGTTCACGGCCTCCGCGGCCCTCACGGTCGATCCGGGAGCCATCCTGCGCCGCGGCGATGGCGTGCAGTTCCGCGTCGTCGCAGGCGGGGCACTGCCCGGCGCCGGCACGCTGACCCTCGACGTGACTTCGAATTCCACCGGCAAGGCCACGGTGACGCTTCCAGGCGCGACGCTGTCAGCCGTCTCTGGCGTGCAGGGCGCAGCGACCATCGAAGTCGGCGCCGCAGGCCTTGCCGGGGGCATGGATGTGGAGCTGGATGGACCCTATTTCACGTCCGATCTCTCCACCTTCCGCGGGCGCATCCTCTTTCGGAAACGCAACGTGCCGCAAGGCGGCTCCGCGGCAGATTATGTGATGTGGGCGACGGAGGTTGCCGGCGTCACTGGCGTCTTCGTCGAGCGGCGCTGGTCGGGGCCGGGAACGGTGCGCGTCTTTCCGCTGATGCACGACCTCTTCGAGGACGGCATTCCCGATGCCGCGAACGTGCAGCGGGTAGCAGACCACATCGACGTGCTCGCGCCGGCCGGGGCCGTCGTCACGGTGGTGGCGCCGGTGCCCCGTGTCATCGACGTGACCATCGACGGGCTCGTGCCCGCGACCACCGCCGTGCAGGAAGCGGCGCTCGCCGAGCTGAAAGCGGCCTTTCGCCGACAGGGCAGGGTGGCGGGCATCGACACGCCCAATCCCTCCATGCCGTACCTCGCCGCGGCGGCGACCTTCTCGCGCTCCTGGATATGGCAGGCGGTGGCCAATGCCAGTGGCGAGCAGCGGCACAGCATCGCGGCGCCGGCCGGAGATATCGGTCTCGCCGCCGGCGAATATCCGGTGCTCGGCGCCGTGGCCTTTACCTGATGCGAGGCGCCGATGTTCTGCCCGAGCAAAGACGACCTCATCCCGCAGGCGCTGGCGCTTCTGCCGCGCGGGCGCGCCTGGGGCACGCACGAGGGCGGCCCGGGCCCTGGGACGACGCTCTATCGCTATTGGGCGGCCGTCTGCGACCTATTCGCTTTCGTGTGCCGGCGGCTGTGCGCGCTGCGCCTCGAATTCTGGTGCGCCACGCACAGAGAAACCAGCGATCTCTGGCTGGAAGAGTACGGCCTGCCGGATCCCTGCGACCCCTATCCCGACCTGTGCGCCAAGGTGCGCGCGCAGGGCGGGGCACGATGCGAGGACCTGGCCGCGCTCGTCGCGCCGCTCGGCTGGTCCATCAGTTGCGCGGATGCGGAGGACGCCTGCGGCGCTATGGCTGGCTGCGCCCCGGCGGGATGCAGCACGGCGGCCGGTGCTCCGCCGCGAAACACGATCATCATCTATGTCGACATCGACAACTCGCCGGCCTTCGTGGGCGACCTCGCGACGCCTCCGCTCGCCGGCCGCGCCGTCGGTGGCGGCTCGCTCGCCTGCGACCCCGACCTCAGCGCCCTGCAATGCGTCCTCGACCGCGTCGTGCATGCGCACCTCGAGGTCCAGTACGTGATCATCCCGCCGCCGGTCTACATCCTCGTCAACGACGAGGAGGATTACCTCGACACCGGCACCGGCCTGCCCATTCTTGCGGAGTAGCCTGCAATGACCGATCTGCTCGGGCCGGCATCGGCCCTCAATGCCGTGACGTCTCGGCCGAACGACACACGCATCTTCGGCCCGGACGACACGTGGTTCAAAGACTGTTCCTCGCCCACGACGCAGGACGGCACCCGCATCGAAGCGGACTGGCTCAATGGCATCCTGGCGCAGTTGCGCACGGCCATCGTCGGCATGGGAATTCCCACCGACAACGCGGACGACGCGATGCTGCTGAAGGCCATCCAGGCCGCGACGGTGACCATCGACGCGATCACCAAGAGCCAGGCACGGGCGAACATGCCCCTCTTCCCCGAGGTGCTGTCCGCGGACGGGCGGATCAGCGTCACCGGATCCACCGGGCAGATCGTCGTCGGGACGACCGAAGCCTTCATTTGGCGCGGGCTCTTCCGCATCGACCTGTCGAGCTTCGATCCGGCGGCCCGCACCTTCGCGCTCGCGCCCAACAAGACCTATCACCTGCGCTGGCATGCCTCTGGCACAGGGATGGCGACGCCCGCGGCATCGTTCCCGAACGGCCGTCTCGTGCTGCGGGATCTGGCGGATGGCGGCTACAACCCCGGCGCCGCTGCGGAGACCAGCGCGATCTTCGACGCGACCTATGACGATGCGCTGATCGCGCGGATCAGCACCGATCCGTCGAACGCGCCGACCATCACGCGCCTCGCCAACAAGAACAAGTTGTTCCACACGGAACGCAAGGTCGGGCCGCCCGGCATCATCGGCAACGGCTCGCTCTCTTTCAGCAGCAGCATCGCGCTCGGTTGGGCTCGGACGCCAATGCTCTCGCATGTCACGGGTGCGGTTGTCGCCGACACCAGCCCCCGGGGCATTCTGGATTGGGGCGCGAACGTTATCAGCGCCGCGCCCCCTGTGACGCGTTACGGCGCGTCGGCCCAGATCGTCACGGACTGGGCCGAGCCGGTGAGCGCTTGGCTCAGCTCAGCCGCCTACATCGACTTCAGCCACGCCGCGTGAGGGTGAAATGCCTCGTGGTATTCCCATCGTCGCTCTCGACCTGCTCGAGGTCCTGACGCGCGAGTATTCCGTGCCGATGCAGCGGTACGGCGACCCTGCCGGCCGCGCGACCATCGGGCAGATCCTGGCGCTTGCCGCGGCAGCCGTCGAGCTGCCTGGCGGCACTGACTTCGACAGTGTCGCAATGCCGGGCGTCTACATCCTGACGAGCGACGTCCACGCGCCCTTCGCTGGTGCTCGCTGGTTCCTGACGGTAAGGGTCGATCCTTTCGATCCCGGCGCTAGGATCCAGCGCGCCGAGCCGATCACCGGTGGTAGTGGGCCAACTGCCTTCGCTCGCAGGTCAGCCGGTGACATTTACAGCGAATGGGTCGGGGGAGACGGCGGCACTGTCATGGCCCGCGACGTCGGGTGGGACAACCCGATCTGGTTCACCGACGAAACCGATCTCGAAGAGGTGATCGTCAGCATCGGACTGTGGCTCAACGACCCTTGGGCGATGCAGCCGCTTGGCAAGCCCATTGACCTGATGGAGCACATTGCCGGCGTTCCGCCCCCACCAACCGATCGCGGATATCGCTATGTCAAGCTCACAGCCGGTCTGACAGGAGCAGGCGGCTACAACGAAGGCTGCCTAGCGAGTGAAAGCGTTTCGGGGTCAGCTCCTTATATAAACGCTACAGCCGTGATCAGCTTGGCGGGTTCCCCATTGGAAGGCCAGACCATCCGGCTGCTCAATACAGAGGGGCGCTTTCTGCGCCGCGGCAGCTCCGGTGTGCTGCAGGACGATCAGATCAAGAGCCACTCTCACGGCATTCAGGTCGGAGGCTCAGTGAACGGTTCGTTCGTTGCCGCCGGGAACCCCTACTCGGACGTGCGAAACACGCAGGCCTTTGGAGGGGATGAGACACGCCCCCGCAATATGGCCGTTCCCGCCTATATGAGGATCAAGTGATGCCCTGGGCCGCTCCCGGACAAGTCAGTACCGATCCGATCGCCGGCGGTATCGAGATAAGCGACGCGGATTACATCGTCGCTCTGGCCGGCATGGGCAATGGCAAGGTTGTCAGTGTGGAGGGGGGGGCATTCGCTCTCGTCGATCCGCCGGAGCCGGAGGCGGACCCAGAGCCGTCGACGGTCGATCGCTTTCGCTGGGCGATCCAGTGGCACATTGACACCACAGCGCAGACGCGAAACTACGACAGCGGCGTGACCTGCGCCTCCTATGTCAATTCGACAAACCCTACGTGGGCGGCTGAAGCGACGGCATTCACCGCATGGCGCGATGCCGTCTGGGCCTACGCCTACGCAGAGCTGGAGAAGGTCGTCAACGAAGAGCGGCCGCAGCCGACCGTCGAGGACTTCCTCGCAGAGCTGCCCCCATTCACGTGGCCGTCGTAGGTGCCGCTACCTTCCGCGCGAGGCAGCCGTATTCGAGCCCCTCGTCCGGTCCCCGCAACGTCTCGGCCGTGTGGATCGGCTCGAAGCCCAAACCGCGGATCAGTGCGTCGATGACAGCCGGGCGCTTCGTGATGTTCTGATGCCCCTCGTCGGGCTTGGGGTAATGCCAGATATCGGTCCAGAACAACAGGTAGCAGCCGGGGGCCGCATAGGTCGCCATGGTGTGCAGGACCGCCAGCGGATCCTCGGCGTGATCGATGGCGTTGCGGCAGATGATGGCGCCGTCCACCGCGCCAACGAGGTCCGGAATGATCGGCTCGGCCGGCGCGCTGTAAGTTGTGATTTCGGGCACGAACAGTGTTCGCCCGATCATCTCTATCTGGATGCGGCGATACTGATCAATCAACGGGTCAATGATGACCCGGTCCTTGATCCAGTAGCACGGCGATAGGTAGCCGAAGGGGCCGGAGCCGATTTCTAGACACTTCCGGTTCCGGACGTGATCGACGAACCGCCGGAATGCTTCTTCATCGCCGCGAAACCACTCGTCGTTGGCGCCCTGCCAAAGGCCGCCCTGCGCCACGACCTCATCATATGTCTTGATGATCCGCGGAAAGGCCTCTTCGATCGTCTTCCTCGCGCTGTCGATCTCGTAGGCCTGGGCCACCGAGTGATCAAAGCCGGAGCCCTTCCGGTCGGCCAAGATCGGTGGGGTTATTGCATGGATGGCGCGCCTCGTCCGGTAGGCAATCGACTTCTTCGCGCGGCGTAGGAGCGACGTCATGGCGGTTCCTCGTCTCCGGGATTGCCGACCCTCTAACACATTTCCGCCGCACTTCACCATCGCCCCGCTTCAACGGGGCGTTTCTATTGGGGGCTACATGTTCACGCTATGCCTTTGCCTCGCGGCCTGCGCCGCGCTCAATCGCGCGCGCGGCGACGACAAATGGATGCCCGACCGGCTCCCCGGTCGGGCGCTCTACTACACGGCGCCGCTGATCGGCGCCGTCGCCGCCATCTTGGGCGGCATCTCCTTCGGGGCGGCCTTTGGGGCCGCCTTTTTCGTTTGGGCCGTCGGCCCGTGGGGGCATCTCATCGGGCTCGGCCGCTTCGCGCCAGATCGCCCGCCGTCAAACATCGAGGCGGTGCTGATGGAGGTGGCGGCTGGGAACGTGCATGTCGCGCTCGGCCTGCGGCACCTCTTCGCCCTGCCTGGGCTGATGCTCGCGGCTGCCATCGCCGGGGAAATTCTGCTCGGCGTCGCGGCGGCGCTCGCCTTCTCGGCGCTCGCGACCGGCGCCTATGAGATCGCATGGCGGCTGCGGCCCTCCAATCCGATCATCGTCGCCGAGCTGCTGACCGGCGCCCTGTGGGGCGGCCTCGTCGTCGCGCTGGCGTGATCCATGGTCCGGCTCGTTCTCGTCGCCGTGCTCGCGGCTGCCATCGCCGCCTGCGCCCACCGCCTTATCCCCGGAGATGATCCGCTCGGCCCGGCGCACTTCGGGCGCGAGATGATGACCTTCTGAAGGAGATCCCATGCGCACCGTCACCGTCGCCGACCTGCGGGCCATCGCAGGCGGGCCGGCTCCGCTCGCCTCGAAGCTGGTCGGGCCCATCAACACGCATGCCGCGTCGCAGGGCATCACGACGCCGCTGCGCATGACGCACTTCTTGGCGCACATGGCCGAGGAGACCGGCGGCTTCAAGGCGCTCGTCGAGAACCTCAATTACACATCGGCCGCGAGGATCCGGCAGGTGTGGCCGTCGCGCTTCAAGACGGACGCCGCGGCCAAGCCATTCGTGCGCAAGCCGGAGGCGCTCGCCGAGAAGGTCTATGGTCGGCGGCTCGGGAACACGGCGCCCGGCGACGGCTGGCGCTATCGCGGCGGCGGCGCGTACATGCTCACCGGACGCGACAACTACCGGCGCTTCGGCGCCGCGGCCGGCATCGATCTCGAGGCCAACCCTGAGCTGGCGCGAGATCCGGAAACGGCCGTCGAGGTGGCGGCGCGGTACTTCGCCGCCCGGATGGCCGCCGCGGCGGATCGGGACGATATCGAGGGAACGACGCGGGCGCTCAACGGCGCCCTGACGAACCTTGCTGCGCGCCGCACCTATCTGGCGCGCGCCAAGTCGGCGTTCGGCGTGATGGCCGCCCCGGCGAAGGTGTCGGGGGGCAAGGATGCCACCCGGGCGTCGAAGGCTGATCTCATGCGCCTGCAGACGATGCTGCGCGATCTCGGCTATGCCGAGGTCGGCATGGTCGACGGGAAGTGGGGCAGCCGCACGCGCGGCGCGCTGCTCGCCTTCAAGGCCGACAACGGGCTGCCGGTCTCGACCGATCTCGACGAGGCGACGTGGGCCGCGCTGGCACGTGCCGCGCCGCGGGAGGTCTCGACGGCGCGAGCGGAGGCCAAGACAGCGCCGAGCGCAGCCGCGAAGGCGGCGCAGGCCACGAAGGTGATCGGGGGCACGGCCGCGGTCGCCGGTGCGGCCGACGCCGCGCTTGAGCCGGCCGGCGGTATCTCTGGCGCCCTGGGATGGCTGTCCGGGGCCGGCGAGACGGCGCGGACGGTCTCCGATGCGCTCTCGCCGTTCCGCGATCTGTTCGCGTCGCTCGCCGGCAATTGGCCCCTGCTGCTCCTGATCGGAGGCGCCATCCTCTTCCTCGTCGGCCGTCACATCTTCCGGGACGAGGTCGAGAGCTACCGCGCCGGGGAATGGTCATGATCTCCGCGGTCGTGTCGGCGGCGACGTCCCGTGCCGGCCTGGCGGCGATCGGGCTCGTCGCCGGCTTTCTCTACGGTCACCACGTCGCCGGCCGCGGCGCCACTGTCCGCGATCTCCGGTCGGAGGTCGCCACGCTGCGGATCGACCTCGCCATTGCCAAGGGGGCGGCCGAGATCGTCGCGGCCGAGACGGCCGATCTCGACCGGCTGCATGCCGATCTCAAGGGGAAGAATGATGCCTATGCCGCCGATCTGGCGAAGAGGCCGGATGATCGCTGCCGCCTCACTGGCGCTGATGTCCGCCGCGTGCACGGCAACCGGTAATGCGCCGGCATCGCGAGATATACCGTCGACCGCGACCGCCGGCGCCCTATTCCAGCCGGTGCCGCATCCACCTGTCCGGGAAGGCGACGACGCCCGGCAGAAGCTCGCCGAAACCACGGCGGCGCTGACGATTGCCAACCGCCGGATCGTCGGCGCCCGGGCGTGGGTAGAGGACATCAGGGCGCGCCTGATGCAAGGGGCAAGGGGACAGTGATGTCGGAATTGCAACCGCCTTCGGGCAACATGGTTTTCCTCGGCGTCAACATCGTCCACCTCGCATCGGGCGTTGCCGGCGGCATCGTGCGGGGCCTGATCAATCCCTCCTACACCTGGACGGCCCGGATCTCGTCGGCGGTGGTCGGCGGCCTCACGGCCGGCTACGGCACGCCCGCGACGGCACACTTCGTCCGCCGCTGGCTCGAGCTCTGGGGGTACCCCTTCGGCGATGTCGAGGGCTCGGTGGGCTTCCTGCTCGGGCTGTGCGGCATGACGATCTGCGATGCCGTGATCCGCTGGGCGCGTCGCTGGCGCGACGGTCCGCCGTCCGCTCCCCTTCCGCCCCCACCGCAAAGAACATGTTGAGCTTCCCGCGGGCGACCGCGTGAAGGCGGCGCTTCGGCGCCGCTGCCCTCCGGGCGTTTCCTCCCTGACTTGGCCCCGCCCCGGTTCGCCGGTGGCGGGGCCTTTTTGCGTTTCCGGGCCTGCGCTCCCACAATCGGTCACATGAAGGTGCGCGGCGCCATTGCTCCTTGCCTGCCAACCCCGGCTAGCAGCCCGCCGGCGGGGCCGGGATGGCTGCACGAGATCAAGTTCGACGGCTACCGCATGATGGCTCAGCGGATGCCGGATCGCGTCCTCCTCATCACCAAGAACGGCTACGACTGGGCGGATCGCTACCCTGCGCTGGCGGAGGCAGTGCATCGGCTCCGCTGCACCTCCTGTATCATCGACGGCGAACTCGTCTCGTGCGATGAGCAAGGTGTCCCCGTCTTCGAGAGGCTGCGGAGCCGGCGCCACCCGGTGCAGCTCTACGCCTTCGATCTGCTCGAGCTCGATGGCGTCGATTGCCGCCCCGATCCTGTCGAGGCGCGAAAGCGGCGCCTGCGCAGGCTGCTGCCGCGGGACGATGCGCACCTACTCTACAGCGACCACATCGAGGCGGACGGCGAGCTCGTCTTCGAGCAGATCTGCGCCATGGGCCTCGAGGGGATCGTCTCGAAGCGAAAGGGATCGCCCTACCGGTCCGGGCGAACCCGGAACTGGATCAAGACGAAGAACCCGGCCGGGGCGGCCGCGATCCGCGAAGCCACCGAGGACTGGAACAAGCCACGCCGACGGTAGCCTAGCCGGTGGGCCGGCCCTGCAGGTTGGCCGTTTTGATGGGGAAATGACGGGTCGCCCTATCGGCGAGCGCCGGTTCGACCTCGGCCCAGGTGCGGACCTGCCGCTCCTCCTTCCACCCGTTCATGTCGTCGCCGAGGCGCACGCGGAACCCGAGGTCCCAGAAGCAGCTGACCTCGAAGTTGATCTCGAGGTCGTAGAGCGCCTGGTACAAACTGCTCTCAGCCATGGGCGATCTCCCGCGATCGAGCCCGAACGCCTGCCGCGTCCAAAGGCTCCCGTTGGCATCAAAGGCCCTTCTCCTCGTCGGCGATCTTCCAGGCCGGCCGAGGATCCGGGTGCAAGGTGAGCTGGATGCGCTTGCCGTCGCATACCTTGCATCGCAGGTGCGGTGCCAAGGCCGGGTGCAGAGTGCTGTGATCAGGGCCGAGGCGTTCGGCGAGCGCTGGCAGGTCAAGCTCCCGGGAGCGCCCGCATTCGGAAGCGAGGCAGTACGCCGTGATGCGATATCCATAGCGGATGCAGTCGGCGATGGTGTTGATCGAAATCGAGCGGCCCGACATGACACCCTCCTGATCGGAAGGGGCGTTCTTGTATCGTTCTCATTTGGGGCGTCAATACGGGGAGCGCTACTCGGGGCGCTCCGGCGGCGGCACGATCACCAGCATGTCGTCGGGCAACGGGCGCTGCAACTCGCGGGCGATTTCCCATGGGGCAGCCATCCACGTTTCGACCTCCTCGGGTTCTGTGAGGATCACGGGCATCGCCTTCGGGTGGATCGGCGCGACGATGCCATTGGGCTGGCATGTCAAAAATGCGAAGAGCTCGAAGTCCTGCTCGCCGTCGCGCACGCGGCGCACTCCCCGCCATGGCGTCCACATTCCCGCGAAGAACGCGAGCCGAGGCTCTTCCCCGAGCGCGAACCACGAATTCGGGATAGGGCCGCCATTGGCTCGGGCCGGATCTGGCTCGGCGAAGGACGTGAAGGGCACCACACATCGGCTTTCGATCCCAAGCCAACGGCGCCAGTGAGGTGAGTTGACGTTGCGGATATTGGTCACGCCGCGATCCGCCTTACCTTTCACGAACTGCGGCGGCGTCGGCATGCCCCAATTGAGCATCGCCAACTCCCGCGCGCCGTCAGGTGCGTTGCGAACCACCGGCGCGCGATAGTTCGGATAGACCTGCAGCGACGGCTCGTTCCAGCCGCTGCGATCGACCATGCCCCGCGTAAGGTCGAGGATCGCCTCGCGGTTGCTCCGGACGTTGTAGAGGTTGCACATGGGCGGCAGCTCCCATCAGATCGCTGCCATCTTAACGGCGATGTTTCGCGCGACTATCATTTCCACAACGGATTGCAATCGACGCTCGCATGTCGCTCTTTTGGTGACATTTCATGTCGCGAGCGATACCGTCGAGATCAATCGGGACAAATCGATCATGACCAATCTCCTTCCTCTCGGCTCGAAAATTGACGTCGTCGTCGAAGATGTTGGCGAAGGAATGTACTTCGCCACGAGCACCAACATGCGCGGGCTGTTGGTCGCCGAGCGCGATCGCGAGCGGCTGGTTCCAGCGGTCGAAGCGGCGATCAGCGATCTCTACGAGGTTCTGGGTCACCATGTTCGCGTGCGCCAGGTAACCCGCGCCGCAGATGAAGACCGCTTGGGGAGCTTCCTCGTCGAGGCAGCCTAGCTGAGTAGCTGCCCTAGAATTCAAAGCTCTTGCGGATCCGTTCCACTACCTCGAGGCGCAGTCGCGGAGACAAATCCTTCGCGAGGGGAACATTCCGCACCTCCTGGCCGCGCATGTAAACAGTAGGGATAGGCGTCGGCAACAGCCCCATCCGGCGGATCTCAGCGTAGTATTCGTCTTCCGTAAGCCCGAACTCGCACTCATCACGCATCGTCATCTCCTTGTGGCACCACGCCTCAATTGGGGGCTCATCCAGTGACGGCCCTCCACCCGCAGCTCTGTTGTTGCCTCCAAACGCTGGACGGTTTCTCCGCCCATTCTTTGAGCCGCGGCGTGCTGTGCAGGAAATGCTGCTTGCAGGTCCGGGTATCTCGCGCTGTCTTTTGCCGTCAGCACATGAATAAGCTAATGCCGCCCGGGCATTTTCGTCAAGAATTAGTGCGAGAACTATCGTGCGCCCCCCATATGTTGTGACCTGTATGTGAACAACGGGGACGGGGCTCGTGCGCCGCATAAGTACTGATGATTGCGACTGTATTCGCCCTCGGCTGAAGTGATGCTTGAACACGAGAGACCACGCGCCAAGCGCATGGCAGGTGTGGACGAAGAGTAACTAAAGGGCGTTTTTTTGCTTCGTCCCGACCGACGGTTGTGGCGGGGCGAACTTAACGCCGTCCCTCGAGCACGAACGGCCCGTGCGGCGGATCTCGCGTCGCGTTCGTCAGGTCCGAGACGCGCAGGACGAACGGCGCTCCACCCTTCCGGCGCACCATGACATACCCCTCGACCGGGCCGCACATGACGCGCAGCGGCCCGATGTGATCGCGCCAGCGCTTCGGGAACGGCGACAGCGGGTCGAGGACGTATTTCGGGGCATCTGTCAGCGGCTCGCTCATTTTGTGCCCCCGCACCAGTCGATGCGCCGTGGGCAGCGGCCGCGCGGGCAGACGTAGCGAACGGCATGGCCGGCGCGGATCATGAGGCCGGCGACGTCGCGGCCATCGACGTAAACACGGGCCAGCGTCCGGCCGTATCGATCGCGGCCCTGCCGGCGAATGGTGACGGTGCCGGAGGCGAGCAGGCGTCGCAGATAGGCGGTGGCGGCGTGGCCCCGCTGCCGCTCGCTGTCACAGCGCGCTCGGTAGGTCTCGGGCGCGTCGAGACCGACGATGCGCACCTTCTCCTCGCCGAGATAGATCGTGTCGCCGTCGACGGCCACAATGAACGGCTCGGCGCCCCAGGCGCGCCCGACGAGGAGCGCCAGCACGATCCCGAGCAGGCAGGCTGCGATCACGACGAGGCAGCCGGTGCGCATGCGCTCCTGCACTTCGCGCGGCGGGACGGGATCCGGCCACTCACTCATCTCGTCCCGCCTCCGTGGGTGCGGCGGCGAGCGCCTTGATATCGGGGTGGTACTTGATCGCGGACAGCCGCTCACTATCCGTCAGATTTTGATGGGCATTCGGCGGGTCTTCACGCCACGCCATCTTGGCGGCGAACTCGGCGGCACGGCGGTAGCGATCCCGCCTACCATTAGCCACAGGCGGGGCCGTGTACAGGGCTTGATACTCGGCCGATCTATTCCCCGTCTCGCGAGGGGGCTCCATCGTGAAATACCACCCGCCCGGCTCCCCGTTGCTCAAAAATCGAAATCGCCACATCACCGGCTCAGCGGCCGGCGCGGGCGGCATCCTGCGCGACATGAACTCAGCAAGTTCGTCACGTGTGATCAGGCGCATGTCGGGGTACTCGGCCGGTGACGTGTGGTCGCGCCCGGTTAGGCATAGCTCCGTCCAGGCCATATCAATATCATCCGAAAACGATGGCAATTCGCCTTCTGCCAACGAGGCGGTGGGCATCTCCCCGCCCAGGGACGGCGTTGTCTTAGCCGATACTCGGTGAATAGGGCCGTCGAACATGAACGGGCTTTTCATGTCGTGCCCCGCCAGCGGCTCAGCGCCCGGCGCGGCGAACCCGGCGGCAGCGAAAGTGCGAGCGTTGCCCGTCTCGCAGTCGATCGCGTCAATCAAGACCTGCGGTTCGGGGTGCCACTCGTTCGATCCGAAGTAGACCCGCAGCGGGATGAAGACGCGCTCGCGCGTCTCGCCGCGCCAGTTTGTATAGCGGGCAGTGATCGGAACTGTCGGCTCGGCTGGCTGGGCGCCAGCCTCGATCCGATCAGCCGTGGCGTCGATTTCGGCTGGAAAGTAGCGTCCGGCGCCATCGACCGTCCCGTCGCGCAAGAGCTGCGCATAGTCGCGTAGGCACTCGACAACGAAGGGCGCGTGGGCGCTGAGCGCGGTAGCGGCCGTCTCATCCTCGTAGTCGCGAAGCTGGTTCATGGATGTGCCCTCCAGTAGCGAATGCGGTGAAAATAACCGCACCAGGAGGGAAGAACAAGCGGCTAGACCGCTATGCCGCGATCGCGCGCCGGGCCGGAAACTTGCCGAACGATATGACCTCGATGTGGCTCTCGCGGATGGAACGCTCCTCCGCTACCAC